TTACGAAAGAACTAACAGTTCCAGCGCAGCCGGGGTATTCGCGAGAGTCCCCGTCCACGAGAATTGCGTGCTGTTCCCTGAGCAATGGTATATCACCGTCGAATCCGCACCCTGTTGAGATGTCCGCAACACAAATCCTTGCTTTTCCGTCAGAGACTCCTGCACGTGGTCCGATATTAGTTTAATAACCAATGAGAATTCGCTTTTATCCTTAATTTGCGTAAACTCGTTGCAAATTTGATTGAATTTTGTTTGGTCCATTTCGTCCAATCCAAGAAATTTAGTTTGATCGCCAGCTTAAATCCGAAGAAGGCTCTTTTAAAATAATCCGGCTGATTTTCTGAATTTAAAAGGGTCCGCCGTGCAACTTCTGTGGCGCCAGGAATGAACCCCTTCGATTGCCGAGACTAGCGTATTCGCACAACAATATGAGCCTATTCGAGTTGATAACTTGCAAGTTGATGACAAGAGGTCTAGGAACTTTTGGCAAGGATTCCCGCGCGGTTCACACCGTCGTCGAGCCTGATTTGTCTGGCCGCCAGCAGGAACTCGAGACGAATCACCGCGAAGCGCGCGACCGTGTAGATATAGGCCAGGTTGCACGCCGTATGGTCGCGCTCCGGCGCCGCGAAGTTGCGTGCGCTCGCACGATCATCGGCCGCGACCCTGTCGGTCTGCACCTGAATGGCCGGATGTCGGCTCGCCAGAAAGCAGTCTAGCGGTGCTACAGGGACCGCGATCGAGCCTGCGCCGCTCGATCGCCTGCGGCCGCGCAGCAATGGAAATGATTGCTCTATTGAAGGTCGCGGGTGTCGTCGACCTTTGTGATTTTCCAGGCATCCCCCTGTTTGCGGAGAAACACCAACACACTGACCTTGTCCGTCGATCCAAAGGTAACGGGCACGACCGCAACATCGTCGAGCATCACAGCGGGGCGCGTTGCGATATTGGCAGCCCAATCGTGCTCGTCGTAGTCCTGCACCTTGGTGAAATAGTCGCTATCGCCCGGCAGCCGATTATGGTGATAGGCGTTGCGCAGCTTGTCGGCCGTCGCTTTGGCTACGTACGTATAAATCCCTTTGTCCATCAACGGATAGACATCATTCGATTGCCGCTTGATGTACCAGGCGTAGAACGCTTTCGTGCTTGCATCAGGCGTGACGCTATCCGCGAGCGCGGCCTGCTGCAAAAACATTCCGCACACGAGCAGCCATACCGACACAGAGAATGTGAATATCTTCTTCATGGTGGGCCCTAGTTGTACCGGTAGGTCTTGTGTGAGGGCTGTGCCTGTCGATAGGCAGGCCCCGGATAGAAGCCTTGCGCGCCGGAATGCGTTTGTTTGAAATCAGATACCCAGATCGAGCCGTCAAAAATCGCCATGTGCCCGGCGGGGTGTCCGGGCGCCGGTTGTATCACGACCACGTCGCCTTTCTGCGGCGATCCGGTTGTTTCCCGAAAGCCAACCGCTTGCAAAAGCGGGCCGTAGTCCTTGGCGAAGTGCGCGTGGTGCAGCGAGAGGCCGCCGGCTTCTATCGCCTTGCGCACGTACCTTGCACAGTTGCCGGTGCTGTGGGATTGCGCGTGATCGTCTGCGTAGCTAGCGGCGACGGATTTATCGAATGGCATTCTGTCTCCTGTGAGGAAAGGAAGCGCGGTGGAACGCTACCACACGAGAGGCGCTGAAATCGTCAGAAATGATTCGAAATCGGTCCGCGCCCGCGAAGTTATGCGGGCTGGATTACAGCAACGACAGCCGCCGCTTCGACCTTGATAATCAGGCCGCTTTCACTAGCTTCAACCGTCCTTTCTTCGCGACCTGAGCCGGGTCGAGATTGGTGTATCGCTTCAGATTGCGCCAGCCCTTGTGCGCGGTCACGGCGGCCACTTCTGGTCGATGCCGCTGCAGTATGTAGTGCTCGTTCGATTTCGGCACCACTGCGCGCTTTGAATCGGCGCGCGCCTGTCGGTATTTTCCTGACGAGCTCCCCCACGGTCACGGTGGCCGCGTCGACCGCGTTGTGCCCCTTGTCGATCTCGGCTTCCCTCTCCCGCGCCCAAGCCTCCGCAGCGGATTCAGTTTTGAACGTTTTTGCTATACTCTGCCCTCGCTTGCGTACCTGGGCACGCCAGCGACTGCCCACCGGCAGGATCGAAGCCATGTGCTTAACCCGTCTGGAAACTGACGCAGTGCCAGATCATTTTCCGGTGCTACAGGATCGACCTGTAGCAAAAAGTGCAGCGAAGACTGCTATAAACTGGGGTTCACAGGCTGTCACGGCGCTTCATTTAGGAAGAAGCAGAAAAGTCGGAAACGCCCGCGGGATAAGGCTGAAGCCAGTAGCAGCAAGGCTGCGGTCTTCCCATTGCCAATATCCATCTCCCTGTAGTTCAATGGATAGAACAAGTGCCTCCTAAGCGCTAGATACAGGTTCGATTCCTGTCAGGGGGACCAATAAAAGGCTTGAAAGCCTTTATTTAAAAGGGTTTGCAGCGATTTTGGCGTAAATTTGGCGTAATCGCGCCACAACTCTCGACGCCGGCCGACTGCTGATAGCCAGTCGAAGTCGCGCGCCTCACGTACTGTTGATGCAGCAGTACCTCCTCCGTGCCAGATAAGACTTTGCGCGACGGCCTACGCCATAGCCTACGCTCATCAATTTCACGTCCGCCTGCTGTCGACCCGAAGCGGTCGCTCAGAGCCTCGGCCGAAAGTGACGGCTATCGATTGCATACCGGCCGTCGAAGTTAGGCGTCCGGATACCACTCCCCGGCATATCTTTCCACCTTTCCGGCGACCGGAGTGTCCATCTTGGAAATAGTCCGAACGGTATTGAGACCTCGCAGCCAGCTGCCGTAAGCAAAACGCTGTCGACCAGCAGCCACCGCAACGAGCAAATGTTCGGCACTAGACTGGGCCTTCTCGCGTCAGTATTGTCGCCCCTCTCGCTTGATACAGCGATGAGCGCTGCTCGCTCACCCAATCCAGCGTCGGCGGAGTACGATAGCGTACTGTCGCCGTACTGACCCGCATAACCCGGCACCGTGATACCTCTATTATTTTTTAACTAAAAAAGAATGGCCGAAGAATACCCAGAAAACTGCGACGCAATGAATGCATGTGATGCCCTTCGGCCGGTTCTCTCGCAATTCAAGGCGCGCCCTAGTCCAGGCCAGATCGATATCCGAGAATCGATAGCACTGGTGGACTTCCATCTTAAGGTAGTCTATACGCTCGTCATTTCATTCAGTCGACGACCGCTTGGCACTCCCATAAAAATGTCACCGGTCCCCGGTTTCGGCTCCATGCTGGCCGTTATCCGGCAAGGCGCAAAGCTTCCACCTGATGTAGGCACACAGTGGATTCGTGATCTTGTTCTGTCGTGGTCTACTGGGGCTGCCGCCGCGATCGACTTGTTCAAGACGCAGCGGTACAAAACGTTCAAGACGCTTCGCGACCGGCTGGCGCATGGACAGCCATTGCCGAGTGATGAGAAGGCTTTGTCGCCCATACGGCAAGGCCTCATTTCGTTGATCGATGCCCTCGAAAGGCTGCTTGAGGAGACGCTCAGGGAAACAACTATCGTCGCTCGGGACGGCCGTGTGCATATCCACAAGAAGAAGGAGAGAGCTGTATTCGAAGTCTCGCCTCTCTGGATATGGTCTGATGCAACCGGCGGGCTGCGGATCTATTCGCACGTCAGTAGCGACGGGATTCACTACGTTGAACCTAGTGGCGATATCTGGTCGAATCGAACCAGTGAGACCGTTACAAGGTTTCTCAAGACCTATGTTGGCGAGTCGTCGGCCGGCCAAGCTGAACTTGGCAAGCTGGTGAAAGAGGTCATTGCTGACATTGCCGCCTACACGGAGGACTATTCAAGGCCAAGCTACTTTTTTGGCGACGAAGACGATTCCGGCAACCTTTTCGTTCCGTGGACCCGCTCAACGAGCGAGGGCAATCAGTCTCGAATCGATGCATTCCGCGTAGGTCCCAACGATAGAAAGGAGTGGAGGAGCGCTGAAGACGTCTGGCTTCCCTACTACGATTTTCTAAAAAACATATCTAACTGGGAAATCCTAGCTAGGCGGGTGGCAATCGGCCTTGACAGCTTTTCGCAGGAGCGCGCTGCTGAAGAGTCATCGCGACTCGGGCTTACAAAAAAGGTAGCGGCGCGCGGGCCGTCACAACTGAAGAGGAAAAAAGATGCGCTATCCCCTTCGGATTACAGCGATGAAAATTTTGACCTGAAGTCACGGATCGACGACTCCTGCCAGCGGATGAAGCCATCGACGTCGGTATATTTCCTGATTGGCCAGGCGGGACTCGGAAAAACTGAATTGATGGTTTCACTTGCGAGAGAGCGCGCAAAGGAGATTGAGTTAAATCCGGCGCTAGAACTTCCGCTGTACTTGTTTGTTTCGTCCACGGGAAGAACGCTTTCCAGCCTCGAGGATGCTGTTAACAGCGCCCTGAACATCACCAAGCTCCTGTCCAGCCAGAGTGCGAAGGCGCTTTGCCGAAATGGACTGCTTGTCCTCCTGGTCGACGGATTCGATGAACTGTTAGGGAGCAGCGGATATGAGAATGCCCTAGGTTCACTTGAGCCATGGTTCAGGGAGCTCGGCGGTCGCGGTGTACTGGTGGCCTCCGCCAGGTCGTCGTACTACCTGACGCAGTACCGAAGATCGCTAGCGCAGGCGGTCAATCTCAATGTCGACCATACACTGGCGGAGCTTCAGCCATGGTCGAGGGCAGCCTCTGAAGCGTACCTGAGGGAGATGGGTGTTACATCAACCATCATTGCCGGCATCAAGAATCGCGACTGGAACATCCTAAGCGTCCCATTCTTTGCCAAAGCTTTTGCGGCCTGGCTTGCTCGGGCACAGGGCACGGGCCGGACGCTGCTTTCAATCTATGAGATCGTGGTCGAGCAGTACCTGGAGCGCGAGGCGCGAAAGCTCACCGACCCCAATGCGGGCCCGTTGCTAAACGCGGAAGAACTGCGTGTGCTGTTCACTGAGGTTGCTGAACTGATGCAGGGGTCAAAAAATCGAGAGATAGACCAAGCTGATCTCGTCGCCTGCGCGGAGGTGGTTGTCAACACAGTCAACTTGGAGTCCGCTCGCCCAGGCCTTACCCGCAGACTCTCCTCGCTGTGCGGCTTGGGGGTGAGTCCCGATTCGAGCGGGCAGAATCAGTTTGGGTTTTCTCATGAAGTCCTGTTTGACTGCTTTCTTTCCCTCGCCATCCAGCAACGGATTTCTAACACGCTGAATGTCGGATCTCTGCTGCGGTTGCTCAGCACGAGCACCGTCAACGCATCAGTCTTCGAATGGCTGGTCGAAAAGAAGCCCGAGGCAATCGCTCTCCTTGCCAAGAACGTCTCGTTCAGAATGAAGGATGAGGAAGAGACTCGCGTACTTTCCGCGAATCTGGGAGCTCTCTGGGAGGCGATGCTTGTACATCAGAATGGCGTTCCTGCAACCGCCATTGCTTCCGGCCTGCAGCTGGAACGGATAAATCTGGCAAGGGATGGATGGAGGAGTCTGGACCTGAGCGGGAGCGTGATTGGCGACATCGTTGTCCGCGACGGAAGCGTTGGATGTATCGATGTTTCTAGGGCAGATATCTCTTTCTTGAGGGCCGAGTCTTCGGAGCAGGCCAAGTGCTCACTGAAGGGAATAGAGTCAGCGAATGTCCATTCCGTCCATATAGGTGACCGGTACGGCGACAGCCGGAAACAGGTTCGCGAGATACTGGGGTCAATGCAGCTCGTTCAGCTGGAAAATCACGAAGGTGACCAGGAGGCGCGTGAGGCCGCCTTGTACTTTCTGGACCGGCTGGCGCGTCGGCCGGATGCCGCGATCATCCTGTATCGTGAAGACCTGAGCGCAGACGATCAACGTCTATCTTGGATCAACCATTTCGAGGCGGATCAATGGCGCTCTTTCGTCAATGCGCTGACAGGATCCGGCGTCGCCTCCTTGGAGCCGCTGTCGACGTCCGGCAGACCGAAAGTCCGTCTTTCCTTCAACAAGCCTGTAGCGTCGTTGCTTAGTCCGGATGAAAGCACTGAGGAAATACTTAAATTCTGGAGGGAATTCTGATGGCGACCATAGGGCCTCCTGACGTGCGCCCCGGTCTCAGTGCGATGCCCGCAATCTGACGGTTGCGCTCAGTGCCGCATCGGCTGCCGGACGTAAAAGAAGGCCCATCTTTCAGGCGCCGGCATCAAGGGTTATTTCACCGGCCGCCGAGTGGAACACGACAGCGCGTGCCGCGCCTGCAAACGTTGGGATGAAGAAGAGCCGGACGGTATTCGAGCGACCTACGAGTTTATCGGTATCCTCGACGTCGACACGAGTAGTCGGTAGCAAGTTCGCTAACATTCGCCATGCGCATCGTTCCGAGGTGTGTCCGTTTCCAATCACGGAAGCGACGTTCGGACGGCTTAATCAAACAGAAGACAAGTGACTGCAAATGGCCGAGAGCACGTCTCGAAAATTTTCCCGGGCGCCCCGTCGAATGCCACGGGCGGCCGGGCGTTACTCCGGCTGCTGTGTCCGCACCACTGTGTCGGGCGATTTTTCCGACCATACGCTGGCGAGTGATGCGCACCTTCACACCTGCGGTGCAGGCACCCGTGGGTTTGATCATTGTGCCCCTACTCGCGCCAGCATGGCATGGAGGGAGCTCATCGCCGTTGACGCAAATTGAAAATCATCTAGCGGACCTCCTGCCGCCGCCTGATGCCCCGCTGCTACGGCACAGCTTCTGGTGGGTTTCCGCAAGACTCAGTGACACCGGGCACATTCAAACGACGATCGCCCCGTAGTTGATGCCGACATAACAACGCATCGCGGCTTGCAACTCGGAGTCGCCCAGCCAGTACCGGCCGTCCTCGGACCTTACCCCGCCCGGCGTTATTGTCCCGACGCACGCCACCGCCTGAACTCCCAACTCGGCGTCGTGGATCATCCCGACGACAATGCGCTCACGCTCGATGATGGGCTGCGCCAACGCGGGATCCAATGAAAACCGGCGCACCGGTTGCGCCGAACCCGGCATGGGCACGCCGGTGTTGCGCTGCTCGGCCTGGGCGACCCAGTAGTCGAGGTGCGAACCCATCAGTTCGTCGACGAGCATCGCTTCATCTCCTTCGGCCATTCTTCTGCCACTCTTCAATCATGCGCTTTCGCTGGGCGGTGAATTCCTGCTGGCGTGGCGTAGGCGGGTCAGTCAGGCACGGCTCCGCATCCAGCTCCCGTTCGAAACACTCCCATACCGATCCCGCCAGATGTGGACGGCCGTTGTCGGCGATCATCTTCCGGACCTGATCGGCGCGCATGATCATCGCGCGCAGCCTGTGTATCTCCCTGAGCAGGGTCAACACCGCTGGCGTCGGATTCCGGTCATAAATTTCGGCCAGTTCTGCGGCGGTGAGGGGGCGACGGGGACGCATGCTCGTTGGTTACGGTACTGTATGGATGTACAGTAGTATATCCAGGATTTTGCCAGTTGCATCTGGCACTATCATTGGAAAGTCCACCGGAGATATTCCATGTGCTATTCGGCCCAGATTGAGGCGGACTACCGGAAGTACGTCAGGATGTTCGGCGCTGCGATGAGCCTGCGCGCGTTCGTGGATCTGTACTGGAGACGCAATGGCAGCAACCTTAAAACGCCGATGGCAATGGACGCGGCGTTTTCTGATGGCGGGACCGCGGAAGAGCAACGCATCCGGGCGCTGATTGCCGGATACAACGCGTGGTCGAAAACGGCACTCGAGGAGGAACTGCTCCGGCATCGAGCCCGGCTCGCCGACGCCGAGCGTGCGCTTGAAAAGAAGCCGACCAGGGCGGCCACCGAAAGCAGGCGGATCGCGACCGGCAAGATCGACGCTGCGGTGCGCCGGCTGGCTGACCTGGAGCGCACCGTCCCCGTAGAGGCAGATTCACGGATCTATCCCGGCTGGTACGCGCCGGTCCTGATCGTTCAGGACGGCCAGCGCGTTGTGGTGCCGATGCGTTACCGCTGCCGGCTACCTGGCTGGACCGAGCAGATGGAGAAGGACAAGCCGGGCACGTACAACGCCCGGCTGGACAGCCTGAAACACGTATGGGCGAAGCTGTTCGGCCACAACCACGGCATCCTGCTCGTCAACCGGTTCTACGAGAACGTCAGGCGCGACGGAAAGAATGTTGTCGTTCAGTTCGACCCGTCACCGCCACAACCCCTGCTGGTCGCCTGCCTGTGGACGCGCACGGCGATACCGGGTGAACCTGATCTGTGGTCATTTGCCGCGATCACCGATGACCCGCCGCCGGAAGTCGCCGCAGCCGGTCACGACCGCTGCATCATTCCGATCAGGCCGGCGAACCTCGACGCGTGGCTCAGTCCTGATCCGTCCAACCTGGCGGCGCAATACGCCATCCTTGACGACCGGGAACGACCTTATTACGGGCATAGCCTGGCAGCATGAACCGCCGCCGGCTTGTCGTCACGGGTCGCATGTAAGACGGGACTTTGAACGGCTCAGTACGACCGTCAAACATAGAGTTGCTTTAGGTGTGCGCTCACGCTTCAAGCTCGCTCGAACACAGCGACAGTGCGTCGACGTAGGGTCTCGCGCGGCGACTACTTCTTCCGCCAATCCCTCAGATACAGCACATGGGTGTCGTCGAGATTGAGCACGCTCAGCCGTCGCAGCGTCGCCGCAGCTTCCGGGCCGTACTTCTCGACCTCGTCCAACGCGATGAAGGTCTGCCGATCAAATTGGCAATACTCATCCACGAGCTTCGCAACGGCGCTATTTTCCACGTTCTTAAAAAGGGGCGAGTCGTGGATCAGAATTGGCAGATCCGTCAAGTGAAAGATGGCCAGATCAAATATGACCAAATTTGAATACGCTTTACCCGTTCCCGTGTCGTCTACGATCTGATATACGTAATTACTCTCACTCACATTGAGCGCGGGCGATTTCGCATCCTGACCATATACGCGCGCTACAATGTTCTCTATTTTATCGTTTATCCGTGCTTGTATGTCATTTAGTATTTTGGTCTTCAGTTCCGATAGAGCCGACCTCAACGTTTCGAGCTGCGAGCGCAAATTCTCTTGTTTCTCGAAATGCTCATTTTCACGCCTTAGCTTATTCCATTTTTCGGAAAGTGACGATACTCGCTCGATGAGTGCGGTAGGATTGTCATAATTTTTCAATCGATCTGATATCTTTGTATCGATTTCCGAAACGGCAGATTCCACCGAAATCAGTTGAGCCCGCAAATTTTCCTCCGTTTCTTTGAGCTCAGCTTTCAAAACACCCGCGAGCGAGCTATGAAACAGTTCGATATCCGCGATCCGTTCGCTGTTGACATTAGGAAAAAACTCTTGGAGCGCCTCAAACTGCTTGCTTCGAATAAACTTGCTTTCCTTTAGATTTCGCTCCGTTCGTTGAAGCTTCGCGCGAACACTAAATCTTTGCTCTAGCAGCACGTCCTTCGATTTCTTGAGCTCCAGCAGATCCTTGTCAATGACTTCGCGGATATTCAAAGCGAATTTTGCAATCTCCGCCTTGATCGCTTCCACTTCTGCTCGAATGGTCTCGAGTTCAACAACATTTTTAGCATGCCGTGATTTGTTGATCTTCTCTACGATCAAATACTTGAAAGCGGTATCAAGTGCTTTCTTTTCGGACTCTTTTTTTGCAGCGGCCAACTGCGCGGCAGCTATCTCGCCAAAGCGACCGAAGAACTTGATTAGATTTCCAACGCACTCAGACGAGTTCTGAGTCGGAATTACGTGCAGTGGGTGACGAACGTTGGTCACGTTTGGTTTGGGCCAAACGCGCGAAAACAGGCCCACCATCTGGCGGAACGTTATATCATGTCGCTGACCTAGATAGCTTTCCTTTAACCAGGCCGTGAAGTCCTTGATTTCGACGTCTTCGATAACCTTAAATTCAGCGTCGCAACGAAAAATTACTCTTGGATTTATCGTCTGTCGCTGAAAATGAAATGCTGATTTTCCGAATTGAAAGCTAAAGTCATAGTGATGATGACCTAATGCATCGACGGCGTCCTTATTGAATTCGAGAAAAGAGTCACCTCCAAAAACAAAATCGACGACCATTAGTGCCGTTGACTTTCCAATCGAATTAGTTGCGTTTTTGTCTCCAAGAACCACATTAAGCCCTGCATGGAAAGAAATCCTTCCGGCGCGAAACTGGGGAGAGCGGATTTCAGTTAACATAGGTGACGGTTCTCAGATCAAAGTTCACATTTACCTCGTTCAGGATGTAGAGCACGTCGAGGGCGTACATAAACTCGTCAACGCTTTCAAACGCACCCGAAACCGTCATGTAGAGGTCGCGAATGCCAATCGTTTTCTGACCGATGCGCATTGCAGGCAGTTTAGCGAGCACAGATTGGTCGAAAGAAATAAATTTATTCGGCGTAATCATTCGAATAACTCGCAGTTTTGAATATAGAAGGCGGCGACTACCTCAGCAGCCTGATTAGACGTGGCTGGGTGCTTTCTGCGTATCCATTGTACGGTGTTGTCAAATATTTCCTGCTTATTTGAAGTGACGAGTTTTTGTTTTTGATAGAACGCCTTAACCTGTGTCGCGATTAGCATGGCCTTGCCAGGATCGCTGCGCTCAAGATCCGCAAAACGTTCTCTCACAAATAAATAGAACGAAATGACGTCGTTCTTAATTTTCTGCTTTGTCAGCGGCGGCATGTTGTTTCCGAGCTTGTCGTCGACCCGCTTAGCTTCGAGTGTGGTCGACGCTTCGAAGTGCACATTATCTGCCGATAGCGATGCAATGATACCCGCAATATCTTTCTCAATTTGAAATTGAAAAAATACGTCATTCTGTTTCTTTTGTTTGATCAGCACCGATTTCTTCGCGACCAGTTCTCGATAGCTTTCGATTGTCTTGGGATTATCGAAAATATTGTGGCAGCTGAAGCAGAGCGGGATTAAGTTATCTTCGTGATTGGGATCGCTAGATAGCTTCTGCTCATTCTTCAATAGATCACTCTCATCGTCCGTTGGATTGAGCGGATAGATGTGCGCAATTTCGTAATCCCGGTAGCGGCGCCCCCTTTTCGAGACAAACAAGGGTTCCCCGCAATTGGGGCATGCCTGATTCACCTCGGCGCAAAGAGCAAGCTCGAATGCCGGGCTAATTGACGGGCGCGCGATTGAAACTTTCTTCTTTGTTATCGGTGCGGTCATCAGTGGCTCAGCTACGGTCATCACCCGTCGAGGCGCGCGTAGGTCGCACAGACCGAACTTGTATCTCGTCTGGCCGTGTCGTTCCTATCCTCGAAATAAGCAAGCGGTGGTATCTCCTACGCGCGCGACAACCGACAGTTTCTCCGAGTAGCTATTAAGTGTGAGGAAAGTCTGGTCATTCTAGCGGACTTCCTGGCTTGTCGGCAGGTCGCGAGACTCTGCTGAGAGTTGCAAGGCTGTTCACCTCAAAGCGAGGCGATTTGTAGGCGAATGGCAGCTTACGTGCTGGAGACAGCCGTTGAAATCGTGAGGACAAACGACAGCTTCTGGCCGGAAGCTGAAGATCAGGCCGACTAATGAAGCACCGCATCACCCGTATTGATCACGCTCCCCGGACTCCGAGCAAACTCAGAATAACCAGAAATATCCCAAACCGGACGGAGCGATTCAGGTGGTTATTCAACTCATGCTACATTCATCAGACAAAACTTCGAGAGGTTATGCGGTATGGGTTTTGCAATCATACGGGAAGGCGACTCTACCTCGCACGGGGGACGCGTGCTCGCGTGTACCGCGACGAACTTGGTGGACGGTCGCCCTCTTGCTCTTCTGGGTGACATGGTCTCGTGCCCCAAGTGTGGTGGCGTCTACCCAATCGTTGATGTCAAACGCATGGGAATGACGTTCGACGGGCGCCCGGTCGCGTTCGAGGGCGACAAAACCGCATGCGGTGCCTCGCTTATTGCCACGCAATCGACGGCCACGGCATCCCCCACGAGCGGCCTCAGTGGGTCTGCCGGCGGCTTCAAGAGCGAGGCATACCAAGCGAACGATGCCACGTCGGAACCCTCTTACCGTGGACGCTTTCAGGTACTGGACGACAACACTCGTCAACCGGTGAGCGGACATCCATACACCATGACCGCAGCGGATGGCCGGACGGTGCAGGGCACGACCGATAGCAATGGTTTCACCGACTGGCTCGACGGCCACGAGGCATCGTCGCTCACGTTCAGCCATCCTGGGAGCGAGGGCGAAGCATGAGCGGCTACACGCCCAGCTCCGCGAACGGCGGGATGGCGGCAGGCGACGGGCAAACCACCCAAGTGGGATTGAACGGACGTCTGTCGCCCAAAGACAGGAAAGTCTTGTGCGATGCGATGTGCAAGTGCAACCGCATCGGGGTCGCCACCATCGATGGCAAAATACGCAAGCAATCTTGCGTTGCGCAGCGGCTGAACGCGGCCAACGCCGTGTCCACTGCCACGACCGGTACCCCCACGGAATACCGGCCGGAGGTCTCTTACGATATGCGCCCCGTGCCGCCGTCACCACCGGTACCGATCATGAGTTCGACGAGCCCCCTCGAGTCGCACTCGTTCATTCCGGCATGGATCGGAAAATACTGGCCGGGTGGAAACGACGCGTATCAGGAGGTGAAAGGGCAAGGCAATATTCGACGTCCCGATGTAGTGATCGTCAACGACCCATCGCTACCTCCCGAGCAATCCAACATTCGGACCGTTGTAGAAATGAAGTTCCCGCCCGACGACATGAACAGAGGACAGCGGACCGATTACATTCGGATCGCTGGCAGCTCGAAGAAGTTTGTGACAATGACTCCTGCAGATTGCGGGTGCGGCGACGATGAGTCGGACGAGCAGCCCGCGCAGTCAACACAGTCACAGTCAGCAAAGGACATTTTTGGATTGGACCTGCCCGGTGGATCGGGTAGCTCGCTGCCCCCTGCCCTGCCACCGTTGCCGCCCATCCCAGCCTTCCCCTGATCAACACGATGACAAACGAAGAACTTGCAGCTTGGGCCAACGATCCACAACGGTCAGACACCCTGCCCTTTGGACTTCTTGAACCGCGCTACCAGAAAGGCATCGTAGGCGCGGCCTTGGTCGTGCGGGGCGTACTGTACTTTCGCGACGGCCATACATCGGCGGTACGCCAGGCGCTAGCCCGCTGTTTCGGGCAGTACCAGACCGAGATCGAGACATATCAACGCCTGGTCGACGAGGCCGCCGGTCATGCGTCATCCAGGACCGGGACGCTGCACTGGTTCTATCAGGATGGCAAGCAACCGGTTGCGTTCGAGAAAGCGCCCGGCTTCGATCGGTTAGCCCAAACCATCTCGGCCGACGATGTGTTTTCAGTGACGATCACCAGCGCCGATCACAAACTTGCAACGGGCTTCTTTGAATTCTCTGTCTTTTGCATCGACGCGTGGCAATCAAAGGTTGGTGGCGGCGGCCTGGACGCCCTCGTTTTCACGGTACCGAGACGCTTCCTGGAGTTGCGCCCTGGCACATTTCAGACGCTGTTTTCGGATTTTTCCAACGCTGTGCCGACCGTGCATGGGCACGCCGGGTATGCCGTCAACGTTCCCCCCGTGGGTCGCGAACCGAACGAGGCGAGCGAATATTTCCTGGCACAGCGGTATGGGCCCGGTCTGGACGTCGGTGATCCGATGCGGACGGACGTGCGCGATATGACCGATCGCATCAAAACAGTGGATTGGCTCACAGCGCTTGATGCAGAACTGCTGCAAAAAGTTGGCGGCCCCCAAAAGCTGCCGCTCCCGCCTGACTGGTTCGGGCGTCGTTCGTTTGGAGACGGCGGTCTGATCATTCAAGCCGGTGCCGCGCCTCAAACCGGCGTATCAGCAGGTCCTGGCAAGCCCCCGGCACCGCCGCCCGCTTACGTCCTACTCAATGAAGCGCTGCGCCCCATCGTCGCCACGACGGCCGACGCCCTGCAGGACGGAACGTTGAGCAGCACTGAGCCATTGCTCAGTACGACCCTCGCCAGCGAATCCTGGCTGCGCCGTCTCGACATACCGCCAGAGCAGATCCCCGCGCAGTGGGTCGAGCTCCATAAGACGCCGAAGCTGGCCAGTTCGGACTGACTTGACACACTGAAGGGCTAACGACGTTGGAACCGCAGCCGGGGTATGCGCCATTGCCCGAATCCGCGCAAGAGTACTGACGGGGAACCCGCTTCCGCAAGGTCGCCCGTCACTGAAGCCGGCGGTCGTTCGGCAAATCAGAAAAGCCCTGCCGGTTGTGCCGCATCATCCCAGCTGAAAATAATCACCTCCTTGCGCGCGGCCTCCCGACCGCCACCGCCCACGGTGTACCTGATGTCCACCGTCTCAATGTGAAACCCTTCGAACGCCCGGCGAATGTCCGGATGATCATTGAGGCTCACGATCGCCCTGCCCTTCAGCGATCGCAGGCGGGTCGCCATCTCGACGTATTCGGAATATGGAAACGGCACGCCGTAGCCTTCCGTCTCCCAGTAGGGCGGATCCAGATAGAACAAAGTGTGCGGCCGGTCGTACTTGTCGATACACGCTTTCCAGTCGAGCCGCTCGACGAACGTGTTTGAGAGGCGAAGGTGCGCGGCCGACAGCGTCTCCTCGAGCCGCAGCAGATTCAGCCCCGGCGGCGTTGTCGTCGCCGTGCCGAACGACTGTCCCTCGACCTTGCCGCCGAAGCAGTTCTGCTGCAGATAGTAGAAGCGGGCCGCCCGCTGGATATCGGTGAGCGTTTCCGGGATCGTGTCCTGCAGCCACCTGAACACCTGCCGGCTGGTGAGCGCCCATTTGAACTGGCGCACGAACTCCTCGAGGTGATGCTGCACGACGCGGTACAGGTTCACCAGTTCGCCGTTGATGTCGTTGATCACCTCAACCTTCGCCGGCGGACGCATGAAGTACAGCGCGGCCCCACCCGCGAAGACCTCGACGTAACAGTCATGTTCGGGAAACCGCGGAATCAGGTGGTCCGCGAGGCGGCGCTTGCCGCCGATCCATGGAACGATAGGATTCGCCATATCTGGAATTGCCTTTTCTTTTTTAAGTTAGAATTCGGCCCGCCTACCGGTAGGTGTCAGGGCCCTGGCTAATTCACTGGCTACTTCAGTGGAAAGGTGGCGTCGGGAATGCGCGAACATACCCGACGTCGCCCTGTCTTCTCCCGCGCGGTGAGGCGCGGTCCAAGTGACTTTGGCCGCCCGCGATGGACGGCTACATGAGTGGTGTGCTGTGGAGAAGGCGACCTATCGTCCTTCGCCCTCGCCGGGCAGTTGCGCCCGCGAGACCACCGTATCCGGCGACACCGCAAACTGCGTAATCGCTGCGGCCTGCCTGTCCGCGCGCGACGACGAGCCGAAGAAATACTCCTTCGAGCCGAGCACCATCGCAATCAGAATGCCGAACAGCGTATCGAGCGCCCGCATTACGCCGTCGTCGAGCCGGATCTGTCTGGCCGCCAGCAGGAACTCGAGGCCAATCACCGCGAACAGCGCGACCGTATACATATAGGCCAGGTTGCGCGCCGTATGGTCGTGCTCCGCCGCCCCAAAGTTGCGTGCGCTCGCACGATCATCGGCCGCGACCCTGTCGGCCTGCACCTGGATGCCGGCCATGTTCTCCGTATGCGTAAACCCCGCCTGCCGCATTTTCAGCGCGAAGTCGTCGTCGGCCTGCCTGAGCGCCAGTAACTGCTCGGGCGTCATCTGCTGGCCGGTCAGTGCGGCCTTCACCGCGTCAACCGAACCATCCGCCAGACCGAGCTTGCCGGCGATCGCCGATGCAGCCATTGCAGCAATGCCGGGTACGCCGCCTGTCAAGGCCGTGACGAGCCACGGCGCGACCGTTTTCAGGACATCCATCATGCGCTCACCCCCAGTGTCCGATTGAGCTGCCAGCCGTATTCGAACGTCTCGTTCTCCACGCGCTTTTCGGCACACTCGATGTAATAGACAGACTGCTGCGCGGTGACCATGCCCAGCAGCACCCGATGGCCGTCCGCGCCGCGTGCGGCGAGAAACGCCTTCAGCGCCGCGATCGTCATGGCGCCGATGCCGCCGTCAACGGCGATATCGAGGAACGCGCGCTGGTTCTGGTTCAGCACATTCAGCGCACGCTGCAGGAAACGCACGCCCGTCGCCGACCCGGCGTTCACGCCGATGTCGAACAGCTTCTCCGCGAGCGCCGGCGAGACCGCGTCGACCAGATCGAACTTCGGCTGCTGCCAGTAGCGGCTGCGATAGATCTGCACGGCCATCGTTCGTGGCATGTCGCGCATCGCGCCGGTGTAGCCGAACGCACGGGCGACGGCGGCGGTAATGCCCCACATCGTCTCGCCGCCCGCGTCAGCCGCATTGTTCGCGTAGCCGCCCTCGCGGCCGATCAGTGCATCGATTTTTTCGTCAAGTGTCATTGCTTCGTTCCCTGTCTGGTCTCTCTGGTCATGGTCTGCTCCAGCACCTCGAGGCGCTGCTGCTGCAACCGGTTCAGGATGTCGCCTTCGTTGATGTGGGTGAACACCCACACGGTCGAGCCCACGAGGAAGGTCTGCACGATGCCGAGCACAATGCCGAGCACCCACATCGCGCCCCTCGCCGTGTTCTTCATCGCGGCCACCCGGTCGTCGACGCCGCCGATCTGCGCCTCGAGCGCATCGCGTTCCTTCTTCCCCTCGTCGACGCGCGCCCACAGCAGCTCGATGTCCTTGCGCGCGTTCTGGTTGTGAATCGACATCTGCGCGAGCGCACGATCGAGCGCGGCGACCGGCTGCACCGATGTCTTGATGTCCTCGAGGCTTGCCGCGACGCTGCGCAGCTGCTCGCCGAAACGTGCGATCTGCACCGCCAGATCGTTGTTGTGCTGTTCACCCATCGGGCCGTCCGTTCAATAAAAAAACCGCCTCGCGCGAAGTGCAGGCGGTTCGTTGTCGTGCTGCTTGCTGTCCTGCTGGTTCTTGTCTTCTGTCGATCGCGTCAGTGCGGCGGCGCCGGCACCACGAGACTGATCTTCCTGCCCTTCTTTTTCCCGTGCCCGACCTTCGCCTTGCCCCGGTTGCCAGCGTTCAGCTCGACCTGCGTTTCCCAGCTGCGCCCCGCGTAGGTGTTCGTCACCGACTCGATCAGGAAGTCGCCGTCCGCCTCCTTCTTGAAGCCCTTCAGCATCACCGTCTTCTCGGCCGCGAAGTCCGCCCGCCCGGTCATCGTCATCGTGCTTTTCGCGGTATGGTGATTCAGCTTCTGCAGACGGGCATTCGCCGCGGCCTTCGCGGCTTCATGGCTTGCGAATGCATGCCGCTCCGTGTGCACTGCGGACGCGCCGGGCGGCGCATCGGGGTTGGGGATCGTCAGATCGATCTTCCTGCCGGACTTCGTGTCGTGCACCTTCGTGCGCACGGCGACGAAACTCGCGCGGTCCGGAAACGTGATCTCGTAGTCGAGCAGCATGTCAGGCGTCAGCGTGATCGCGGGCAGCGGCTTGCCGCTCACGCTCCGGCCGGCGCCTCGACCGGCGACAATCAGCTTGCCCGCCTTTACCGTCGCCGTTGCGCCATGCTGCCGCGCGAGCCGCGTGATGAAGTGCAGGTCGCTCTCGCCGAACTGGTCGGCACGCGGCACCTGGGCGTCGACACTGCATGCAGCTGTCCACCGGTTGCGGCGCGCGACGTCGCCGACGATGTCCGCGAGCTTCACGTTCTCCCAGCTGCCGTACCGGTGCGTCTTCGTGGTCGCGCGCATGTTCGCCGGCTTGCCGCGGATCACCACCGAGGCGGGCGGCCCCTTCAGTGCAACCTCGTCAACCGCGTACTCACCCAGGAACGACAGACCCCTGCCGCTCCAGCCGAGCGAGATTTTGAGTGTGGCGCCCTTGGGCGGAAACTGGATCCTGCCGTCGCGATCGTCGAGCTCGATCTCGCACTCGTCCGACTCGAGGCCGGGCCTGTCCACCGTCCGGATGCGCAGCACGCGATCCTGGATCACGCGCGTGATGTCGTCGCCGTTCGCGACGATCTGGAAAATGGCCTGCATAAGTCTTCCCTATGTCCAGAGCTGGACCGGTTCATCGCGCTGCACGTCGAGATCGGGCAGCGTGATGAGGATTCCCGCGGCAAACGGCTGCGTGCGTGCCGCGAGCCCCGGATTGGCTTCGTACACCGCCTCGACCACACCCACGAGCGACCCGTAGAACGCGTAGCAGAGCTCGTCGAGCACATCGCCGTCAGAGGTTCTTATAGTCTTCGCCATAGCGGCCGAACTCCAGGCTGAAGGTCTGTTTGCGCGGAGCGCCGTCCGACATCAGCGCCTCCTGCTCCTCGTCGACACCCTGCAGATACCAGCGGCCGAGCACCTCGCCGTAGCCGGTCGTGAGCTGCACGGGCACCATCCTGTCGCCGATCGCGCGAAGGGCATCGATCTGCTTCGCCCCTGCTCCGGACGCCGCGAATACAACGCCGGAGAGCGTGATGGTCTCGCCGCCCTGGCTGACCGCCTGCAGCGCTTCCTGCCGGTTCAGACGCTCCTGCGACGCGACCTTGTATTTCGTGGTGCGCCGCAGCTTGTCGAACGCTGCGGTCGACAGGTTGAAGTGGAATGTGTCGCCGGCATCGGACGTGAGCGTCATCAGGTGCGGCGTGGCGCCCGACGCACCGCCGAGCAGACCCGACAGCAGCGCTCCGGCGCCCGTCGAGGTTGCAAGCGAGGCTACCGACGGCGTCTCCCTGATACCGGCCCACGCGTTGAACTTCGTGCGCACGTCGCTGAGCGCCGTGTTCACCGAGTCGGCCGCCGACTTCACCAGCGGATGATTCGATGCGGTGGCGATTTTGAGGACACTGTTGACCGACGACTGCACGGCGTTGAAGCTGCGCACCACCGTGCCGACCCTGGGATCCAGATCGCCTGCCACTGACAGCGCACTACCCGCGCCCGATAACAGGTCGGCGGCGCTTGTCAGGTTGCCGGTGGCGAGCTTCTGCAGCACCGCCACCGTGTTCGCGCTCGCCGCGCGGTTGCGTTCATACACGCGGCTCATGTTGCGCACGCGTTCGGTCGCGATGCTCGCCTGCGTCGCCGCCTGCGTGATCTGTCTTGTGAAATCCACCCTGCCTCCTACAGATATCTACAGATGGGGGCTGTCGAACATCGCCGAGCGGTTGTTCCTCGCCAGTTCGTCTTTCATCAGGCGCTGCAGCTGCGGCGACACCTTCGCGAGGAAGCGGTCCGCCGCGTCGTTGCCCGGCTCGCCCTGGAACGTGACGTGAAAGACCGGCGCAAAGGTGTTCTGCTGGTCGATCTTCGCGACAGGTTTGTCGGAACCCGGCGCCCTCTCAAGCGCTTTCGCTTTCGCGAGCGCTTCGGCCGCCGCCGACGGCTGCGCGTCGTTGCGCGAGAACGCGAGTTTCGCCACCGCACCCAGCGCCTTCTCACCCGCGAAGGTCCCGAGTGCTCCGCCGGCGAGACCGCCGACCGCGGCACCGACCGGCCCACCGAACGCACCGATCATCGCGCCGACCTTCGCGCCCAGCACGCCCCCGGCGAGACTGCCGGCGATGCCCGCGAAGCCCTGTGCCTTCGCCGCCCGCGTATCGTCGCCGGTTGCAACGGCGTACGCATTGTTCGCCGCGAGCCCGAGTTTCAGCACCGTGCCCGCCATAGCCAGCTTCCCCGCATACGGCATCACGCGGCCGAGCACGCCACGAGCCGCCCCGAACACGCGCGCAAAGCGACCACCCCGACCCGCGGCGCTGCCGGCCGATCCACCCTTTCCCGCCGCAGCCAGCTCGTCGGCGACCGCACCGGCGGCGCCACCGAATCCAGTACCACCGCCGGGCATGTTGACGACAAAGACACGCTGGACGCCGGCCGACACCGCGGCGCCACCGAGCGCCTCAATTGCGCGGCCAACGGGACCTGATCCGCCGCCGCCCCTCCCGTTCCCTCCACCGCGCGCGACGAGAATCGACCCGCGCGCAAGGTCGAGCGCACCGCGACCGATCTGGAAAAGTGACTTTGCGCCGCGATACGCGATGAGGCTCGCTGCCACGCCCGCAACCGCCATCGTGGTTTTCGGCGCCGCGTCGGTGATCTTCGTGAGCCCCTCGCCCGCCGTCTTCGCCGCGTGCCCGACCGCATCGGTCACCGGCCGCAATGCGTCGCCGATGCTGCGCATCGCATCGTTCCACTGCTGGCCGACCTCGCTCCAGACCTGCTTCGACGCATCGCGCCGGTCAGCCAGGTCTTTCGCGATCTCGCCGCTTGCCTGCGACGACTCGCGCTTGAGCTTCTGGTACAGGTCCGCGTTCTGCAGGTAGGCAGTGAGCGCCGCCTTCACCTGCATGTCGTTGAAGAGGTCGCCCGTCTTCATCGTGTCCTCGAACGCGGCGATCTGCGCGCGGCGCTTCTGCGGATCCGACTCGCTGTTTATGCTTTTTGCGGCATCGGCCAGCTGTTTTGCTTTGGCCGGATCGGTACGCTCGATATACGCGCGCGCGAGAACGAAGGAAGCCTCGAGCGTCGACCAGCCCTTGCCGATCGCCTCGCGCATTTTGGCTTCGTAATCGACGCCGGCCTTTTTGTAGTTGTTCGCGGTTTCATTGGATCCGATCTTCGAGAACCAGTTTTTGAGGTTGTTGGCCGCTTCGTCGGCGGTGCCCGCTGTCTTCATCTGCACCTGCAGCATCGCGCCCAGCTGCGTGACCGAGTCCTGCCCGGTGATGCCGATCTTCTGCATTTCGGCGAGCAGCACCGGAAACCAGCGGGCCATGTCCGCCGACTCGAACGAGCCTTCCTTGCCGAGAAACGCGATCGCCTCGAACGCCTTCGCCATCTGCTTCGGGTCGGCGATCTTCGCGTTCTGCTGCAGCGCCTGGATCATCCGCGCAGTCTCGACCGTGGTCGCCCCCTGACCGATCGCGAACTTCGCGGCAAGCGGTGCGAAGTCGAGCGCGCGGCTCACGTCCATGCCGCCCGCGACCATCTGGTTGACCGCATCGGCGAGCTCGTTGCGGCCGATGCCGTTATCACGCGCGTCGCGGCGGATGCGCTCGCCCATCGATGCTTCCTGCGCGGTGCGTGCAATGCCGGCCTTGATCGCGATGTCGCGGATGATCGCCTGATAGTCCGCCGAGATCGTCGCCGGCACCGCGACCGCGGCCGAGAATTTCACGGCGTCGCCGATCGCAGTTCGCCCGCTTTCGCGGCCGGCGGCGATGCGCTCCTGGCCCGTTGCCTTCAGCTCCAGTCCGCGCACGGTGCGACCCAGGCGCGTATACGCCCGGTCGAGCCGGTCGACCTCGATGCCGTTCTCGCGCAGGGTGCGCAGGTTCGATTCGATCTTGCGGCGGATGCCGTCCGCTGCACGATCGCCCGCCGCATGCAGGCGGCGAAACTCGTCCTGCAGTTTCACCGTCTCGCCGATCGTGCGCTGCCACAGACGCGTCTCGTTCGCGGTCTTTCGCAGGCTGACGATCCGCGAACTGGTCTCGGTGATCGCGCGGCCGAACGTCGCCGACACGGCGCCGCCAATCACGATCCCGAGTGCAATGTCGTTAGCCATCAGATTCGCCCATCACCTTCCCCCATCCCGTTTCTCTGCTAGTCGGTCAGCCACCAGATCACCTCGTCGAGCGTCATCGCATCGATCGAGGCCGGCTGCACGCCGTGCTCCTTAAGCAGCCGCTTTGCCAGCGCCTTGAGCGTTTTCTGGCTGATGCGTGCCAGCGGATGTGAGGCGAAAGTAGGCATCCTGGACGCGGTGATAGTCACCGAGATCCATGCCCTCCAGGTCGTTGGGCGATACGCCCGCGAGCGCCGCGAAAATCGCCAGTTCCTGCCCTTCCTCGTCACCGGGTGCGATCTTCTGCGCGGCGCGCATGTCGCGCACCTTCGGGCGCCGCAGCGTCAGGGTGTCGCGCACGACGCCGTCGAATGCCACTGGATAGTCCAGTTTCACGGTGACGCTGTCGACGCGGTCGGTCGCGTTACTGACCACGTTACTGACGACGCTGCTCGCCGCGTTGTTATCCACATTGCTGTCCATCTGTCCCGCCTCAAATAGAAACGGCGAGCCGTGCGGCCCGCCGTTCAGGTTAAAAAGTCACTTTGCCGCGAAGGCTGCATGCCGTTACATGCCGATCGCCTTGCGGATCTCGGCGAGCTGGTCGACGCCGTCGATGATGCGCACCATGCCGAGCACATCGATCTCGTGCACGACCGCGCCGTCGATCTCCAGCTTGTAGTAGGTCAGCGACACGGTGAATTTGGCGTCGACCTTTTCACCCGGCTTCCAGTCGCCGCCATCGACCTCGGAGAGCATCCCGCGAAACGTCGTGGCGACGGCCTTCGTCGCGCCCTTGATGTCGCGGAATGCACCGCGAAACACGCCGTTGAATGCCGTCGCATCGGCGAGGCCGAAAAACTTCAGCACGTCGCGCTCCATCGTCGACATCTGGAACGCGGCCTCAAGCGCCTCCATGCCGAGATCGACCTTCACCGGCGCATCCATGCCGCCGGCGCGATGGTCGTCGGTCTTGATCTTCAGCTTCGGCAGCGTGCACTGCGTGGCGCGGCCCGCAAAACCCTTGCCGTCGCTATACACGTTGAAGTTATAAAGTGTTTCCGGAGTCACGCATCACCTCTCAGGTGGGTATCAGGGGTTGCCATCAGGGATTGGTATCGAGCACTTCGGTCAGCCACTGGTTGGTGACCTCGAAGCGGAAATTGGGGTTTTCGGCCGGCGGCACGTCGGTGAAGCGGATGTTCCAGTACACCTTGCCGTCCTCGAGCTGCGTCGCGGTGTTCAGCTCCGGATCCGCATACACCTCGAAGTTGATCAATGCGCCCTTGTTCTTGAGATCGCGCATGAACGCCTGCAGCCCTTCGGTGACGTCCTTCACGTAGGTCGCGGTAATGCCGCGGTCCACTGCCCACTTGTGGCCGGCCAGCACCGCGTCCATCACGATGTCGAGCGTGCGCACGCGTGTGACGAACTTCCATTTCGCATCGGCCGACAACGTCCGGTTACCCCACAGGCGATAGCCACCGTCGCGGATGATCGTCGCAATGTTGGCGTTATTGAGCAGGTTCGCGCGGCACGTCTCGTCGCCGTCGAGAAACTCGATCGGCCGCTTCGTGCCCGTGATGTCGGTGATTTCCTTGTTCGACGGCGACGCCCAGAAACCGATGTTCGCGTCGGTCTGGCAGAAGAGGCCCGCCGCATACGATGAAGCCGGCGCATCGACGTCGGCGTTCGCGGTCGTGTCCCACATCGTCGCACCGGGATCGACCATATAGAGCCGCTTGCTGCCGAAGTTCTGCGCGTAGGCGATCGCCGCTTCGTCGTCGGTGTTCGGCCCGTCGATAATGCCGATCGCGCGGAGTTTGCCGGCAAGCGAATCCATCGCGGTCGCGACCGCCTGCGTCGACGAGAAGCCCGGTGTCAGCAGCAGGCGCGGCTGCACGTTGTATTTCGACTTCGCGTCGAGGAGCGACTGCAGTCCGGTGCGTGCGCCGCCAGCACTGACGCCACCGATGATCGCCGAGGTGAGCGCAGCCGGTTCACCACCGGCTGCGACGCCCGTGGCGACAATCACGGCCGTACTCTGCGCATAGATGGCGCGTGCCGCTCTGGCAATGGCACTGCCTTCGCCGAACGCCGCGACCGCCTCGCGGTAGCTTGTCAGCTGGACCGGCACATTGGGCGCGGCCAGATCCGCGCCGGGCGTATAGGTGTTGACCATGCCGACGATCGACGAGCTCGGCACGGCGATGGTGCGCGGCCCGGTGTCGACCAGCGACACGGTCACGCCGTGGAAAAACGAGGTTGCACCCATGAAGGTCTCCAGGGATCAGGAAGATTCAGCCAAAGAAAATCAGGCAAACAAAAAGCCACCTGGACAGGTGGCTTCGGGTGATGGAACGCGGGGCTCCGGCAACTCGCGGGAACGGCGCTCAGGTCACGAAATCGGGTGCGGCAGGCAGATCGACGTTCGGCCAGCCGGTCGCGTCGGCGAGGTCCCGCAGCGCCTGGCGATATCGGAGCAGCGCCGTGAACTGCTCCGCCGTGAGTGTCGTGCCGTCGCCGATCAGCTTTTCATCCTGGTGCCGTGAGACGAGCCAGTCGGTCGCCGCGAGCGCGCCATCGCGCCTCGCGCGCATCATGTCGGCCTGCTGCGCACGCGTCGGTGGCAGCGGATCAAATAGCGCCGGCATGCCGTCCGCGTCGAGCGCGATGCGCCTGCCCTGACCCTGTCCGTTGATCAGTTCCTGCCAGCGCTCTGCCGTGATCCCGACGGCCGTGACGGACTCCGGCACCGGACTGTCAACGCTGTCGTAAAAGCCGGTGATCGCGCCCTGCGCGTCGTATGCTGCAAATTTCTGTCCCATGATGTCCTTCAGTACCCGATACTGATCCACGAAATACCCGTTGAACCGGAAGACGCCGTGCCCGCGATCACGTTGAAACTGGTTTTCGTCCCGTTCCCCTGGAAACCCAGCGAGATCGACGCGGCATTCGGGGTGATCACGGTCCCGGTATTGCCCGCAGCCAGAATGAACGCGTTGGGGTAAGCGACCGGCAGCGTGACTGTCTGCATGGATTGCGTTGCAATCGTGCTGGTGCCCCACTGGACGATCAATCCGCTGGGTAGCTTCGCATAGCCGTTATTGGCAAGCGATTGCGAAAACGCATTGCGGCGGAACAGGAACGATCCACTGATGACCCAGGCGCCGGACAGGACGGTAAATACACAGTCTTCGCCAGGGTTGAGGGCCACGCTCGTCACCAGCCCCGTCCCACTGTCGATCTGATCCGCGCCCGCCGCGGAAATCGTGACGGTCCCGCTCGACGATGTACTGACCTTGCTGCAATGGACGCTTGCCCCGTTAGGCAACCCGGCTATCGGCGGAAGCGTCGCGACCTGATTGGCCGTGTTGTTGAAAACCACCCTCGAACCGATGTAACTGTTGTCCATCGTGGTCGATGCGACGGTGGCCTGGCCCGAGTGAAGTGGCGAGTATTGAAGCCCGGACTGACTGAGAAATGCCGTGGTTACGAGCTTCGTGCTGTTGTCGAACTGCGCCGGCGTCGGCCCCCTCGGCGTGCCGGTAAAAAGCGGCGAGTCGAGCGCGGCCTTCAACGCGAGTGCGTTCGTCATCGTCGTCGCGAAATTGGGATCGTCGCCGAGCGCATCGGCCAGTTCCTTAAGCGTGTCGAGCGTGGCCGGCGACGAATTGACGAGCGCAGCGATTGCGGCCTGCATGGCGACGAGCGTCGCGTATTGCGGGTGCGGGTTCTCTGCGCCCGCGTGCGCTTCCTGCTGCGCCCGCAGATAGCGCGTACGGTTCGCAAGCTGCTTTGCCTGCCGGTTGTCGATCCCGTCCGGACCGCCCATCACAGGGTCCGACGTTTCCAGCTGATAGACACCCTCTTCCCACTGGGCGATTTCCACAAGGTCTGCCATCAGGCGACACTCCCTCTGTTGTATTGTCCATTGCGCATGGCGACGCCGTTATGGCGGACCGGCACAGCCGTGTAGTCGAGTACCGCGAGCAGGCTGCGCGCGGGTGCATAGCGCCCGAGCACGGCCTTCAGGCTGTCCGCCTGGTCGCGCGTGATGGGTTGCTGAAGCTTCACGATGTATTCGGCCCACGCGTTCGCGCGGCCGTGCACGTGATCGCCATTGCGCGAGATCGAACCGTCGCGACGGCGCGCGAGTCGCCCTTCGACCAGTTCGACCTCGCCGAAGCCGAGCCGGCGGATCACCTCCCTCACCGCCCACGGCGTACCCTTCCTGCGGTGCAGTGCGAGCGAGCCCTTGATCAGTGCCCGCTTCGCGTCTTCGGATTCGGCCAGCTCCCAGCCGTCGACGGCCAGCGCCCACGCGAGCCACGGTAGCCATGCCAGCGGACACCGGTCGGCATCCCACAGCGTGCGCAGGATTTCGGGATCGACACGCGGCGCCATGACGATTGCCAGCGCCGTTTCAAGCTGGGTCTGGTTCGTCGGTAACAGGGCATCACGCATCGTCCACCTTCATGTTGAGAACGATCGACGTGCAGTTGGCGAACTGCCGCGGCGTGCAGATAACGTGTGCCGCCGGCGACCGCAGATCCACGTCGATCACGCCGGAGTCAGGCGGATGCAGCGCACCGTAGATCGCGGAGAGCGACATGCCGGCGCCCAGCTTGCGGGCACTGGCGATCGCCTTCCCGAGTGCTGCGCGACGCGCCCCGAAAACGGCTTCACCGCCCGGACCGCTGCCGACATGGACGTCCGCCTCGACAGCGAAATCGACGCGCTCGCCGGCTGTCACCAGCACTTCGTCGTTCAGCGGCCGGACATCTTCGGGCGAGACCGCTGCCGTCACGGCGTCGATCAGCGTCTGGTCCGGCACACCATCGCCTACCGCCGACAGGAGCGTCAGGCGGACGATGCCCGCCTCGGGACGATCGACCTTGACGTCCAGCACGTCCGCTGAGGCATTCATTGCCAGCGCGACGTAGCTGCCGGATGGACCGGCGACCGTCGAGCGCTCGATCGACATCTGCGTGCGCAGCTTCAGCCGGTCGTCACCTTCGAGGGTCGGCCCGACTGGCGGATTCGCATCCGCGTCCCCTGGATCGATGGTCGCGCGTTCGATGTCGAGGAGCGCCGCGAGATGCTCGAGATCGGCACCGGTCGAGAAAGCCAGCATTACGGCCCGCGCGGCGTCATTGACCCGCGCGCGAAACCGCACCTCACGGTAGGCCGCAAGCTCGATCAGCTTCACGACCGGATCCGATTCGAGCGCCGCGCTCCAGCCGGCGTAAATGCTTTTAAAGTGCTCGAGCTTCTCCTGATAGATATCCTCGAAGTCGAGCGTGTCGACCAGATCCGGCGGATCGATCGCACCCAGATCGATGGTGGTCATGTGGTCACCTCGAAAACTGCGTCGTCGCCTTCGTAGACGCCCTTGATGCGGAACGTCACCCGGCCGTCAACGATCGATGCGACCGTGACGCGGGAGACCCTGATGCGCGGCTCCCATCGCCCGATCGCGCGGGCCGCTTCCGCCTGCGCCGAAGAAATCCAGCCGCGCGAGACCGGCAGATCGACCATGCGGGGAATGTCCGAGCCGTACTCGGGCCGCTCGCGCCGTGTGCCCTTGCGCGTCGACAGGATGTCGCCGATGCTCTGCTTCAGGTGCGCGATGCCGGTGACCGGTTTGCCCGTCTGCCGGTCCATGCCGACCAGCGCCGTACCCGCGCCCATCGTCAGGATCCGTCCGCGACGCGTTCGAAGTCGGGATGGCGCTCGAGGGCGGCCACGTGTTCCTGCGTGATAGCCGTTACCAGGCTCTTTTCGACGGCGAGCGTGCTGCCGTCGTCAAACACCAGCGTGCGCGATTTGAACACCTTGTCGCGGAAAGTGACGGACGCCGCGCCTGCGGCGACGGTCGACGCCGGAACCGGAATATCGCTATCTTTCGGCATTTCGGGACTCCAATAAAAAAGCCTCGCGCGAAGGCGAGGCCAAAGTAACTTTCCCAACGATCGGGGGATTGGGCTCTATTCTTTCAGCGGAGGGTCCGTCGGCGCACCCTCCTGCTTCACCTTGTGTATGTGATCCGGCAGCGAAACGCCCTTCGATTTCACGGTGCCGGTGAAGTTGGCGTCACCGTCGATCTCGGAAGCCGGACCACCTGTCGCGTTGCTTCCGGTCATGCCGCCCTGGAACGTCAACCGCTTTTGCGTCGTGCTGTTGCCCGTAAACGTCGAATCCGGTGCATCGACCAGCAGCTTCGGCGCGATCTGCGTGATGCCGTCCGCCGTCAGTTCCATCTGCGTATCGCCGATGCGGAAAACTATCCGGCCGCCGGCGGGAACCGACAGGACATATTCGTGCGCATCGTGGTCGTAATGCTCGTGCGCGCCATCCGGATAGTCGGTCGCCGTCAGGTTCGCAGCATTGCCGTTTGCCCCGCCGTGTGTGTCGCTATAGAAGCCGGCCAGCACGAATGCGCCGGCAAGCGTGCCTGATGGCGCGAGCACGACGGCCTGTTCACCGACCGAGGGCGGGCACCACGTTCTCACCCGTCCGGCCGCAAACGTCTTCCACGGCAACAGCGCACTGACCCACTCGCCGTTGCGGACCCGGCAGCGCGGCGGGTCGTACTGGACATCGTCGATATAGCCCGCCTGCACGATGCTCGCGATCAGGCGATCGATCTCGCCAATCTCGTAGTCGCTCATGCGCTATCCCCCGGAGGGCTCCGCTGCCGGATCCGCGTACTCCGCGCCCGGCGCGGTACCCGTGTCCGGATCAATGCCCCACAGCACGGCGGAGCCCGCGGACGGAAACGGCGCCGCCACATCGCCAAGATCAAACTCGTGTGTCCACTCGACGAGCCAGACGAGATACGCGTCGAGCTCCGGCTTGAACGGATCGTCGCCGATCTGCACGAGCCTCGCCGGCGTCACCGGCACACCCCACGTCTGCGCATGCACGGCACACGCGATTCGCGCGGCCAGCTCGCGCACCGCGAGATCCGCGTGGGCGCCAAGCGGATCGCAGATCGCCCGCGCCTGGAAGCGCCCGATCAGCGACGTCTGTCCGGTACCGGGATCGTGTCCCGGTTCCATTTCCGACATCTCGAGCGCGATGCTCGGCGTTGGGATCTTCCGGCCGATACGCGGATAGGCATCGATCGGTGAGATATCGGGCAGCGCCGCGCGCAGGCCCGCGATCATCGCGTCGTGCAGCGTTTTCAGGTTATCGAGCACGGCGGACTCCTCCTATCGCCTTCTGGATTTCGTAGTTCACTTCCTGCTTCAGGATGACCATCAGTCGCGTCTCGCACATCTGCGCCGCGCGACGGAACGCGGGGTCGCCGGTCTTCGACCAGTTCACCGTCACAACCTCGAACGGCGTGCGGGCCTTGCCGGTTCGCTGGTAGATCGGCCCGTCCGGTTTCGCCCTGGTCTGCCGCCAGGCGCCATCGAAGGCGAAGCGCCCCGCGCGCATGCCCTTTTTCGTCTCGCGCACGGATCCCAGCCGGTGTGCTTCGACCGGATTCAGCCCGAGCCACACCTTGCCGGTATCCGCCGAACGCATGAAGAAGTACAGCCGGCTGCGGATCACTTTCTGCGGGATCTGCGTGCCGCGGGATACTTCCTTGCCGGTCTGGCTTTTGATCCACGCTGCGGTCTTGCGCAGCGTGCGACGCCACGCAGCCTGCATGGCGGATGGCGACAACCCATGAAGGGCGGCGGTCACCTCTTTTACGTCGATCTCGACCTTCAGTGCATCCATCAGCAGCGCCTCAACGGGGTCTTAGCAGCAGCACGGTCCACCCCGTGCCGTCGGGTTGCAGTTCGAACACAACGTATTCGTCGACGCCGACGGTCACGACGCTGCCCTCGCGGATCGCGACGGCGTCCGCATCGCGCACGCTCACCTGCGGATGCTCGAGCTGCGTGCGCTGCCGGCCGAGATCCGGACCGAGCCAGGGCGCGGCAAACATGCCGCGCAGCGGCTCGCCGTCGACCGCGATATCCTCGTCGGCCAGATCGCGGATCACGGCGTCGTCGAGATCCGCGACCAGATCACGGAACGCCATACGTGTCTCCTCAGACCGTCAGCTTGATGACGGCCTTCGGACGCGTGCACAGGTGAATCGGGTTCGACTGCGCCTCGATCTCGACGCCCTTGCCGAAGTCCATCAGCTCCTGCTTCGCGTAATACGGCAGACCGGTCGTGTTGACCGCCTCCACATAGTCCGCCGGTGCAAAGCGCGTGATGAAGAGATCGGGCACGCCTTCCGGCACCGCGTGCGCTTCATCGTCGGCCACATAGCCCACGTCACCGACGCGACCGCGATAGCGCTCGAAGGTACAGCCGCCGATATCGAACGCGTCGCGCGTGTCACCGCGCAGCGCTGCAGCCATTGCGGTGTTGAGATACGTTTCCTTGACCGTCTCCAGTACGATCAGCGCGTTCCAGAACTTCCGGCCGCACAGCACGCGCGCGCCGGTGAACGGAATGTTGCCGAGCGAGTCTTCGATTGCGTCGAGCACCAGCTGGCACTTCGTGCGGATCTGGGTTTTTTCCTGGTCGAGCTCGAAGTCGATCACGGTCTGCTCGATGCCGAACGCCTTCAGCAGATCCACGACGATCGACTTGCCGTCCGCATCCAGAATCTGCCCCTTGATCGCGCCGATCCGGTGGAATTCGTGCGTCGCGTCGAGCTGTCGACGCATTTTGCCGAGCCGACGATTGACCACCGTCGTCAGCGCCTCGAGTTCGGTCTCCGAGCCGAACGCGCGCAGGTTCTGGATTTCGTCGGCGCCGATGGTTGCGCGTTGCGGCAGGTGCACCGTATTGAACGGCAGCATCTGACGCTTGCTTCCAACGACAACGCTGGCCGACGAGCCACGAATGCCAGCCGGAACCAGCGCGAGGGTGTCGCCGTCCTTCTCGATCTGGACCACCGTCGTCGTGATGCCCTGCTCTTCGAACAGGCCCAATGCCGCGAGCCGGCTCGGCACGAACGGCTGCTCGTTGATCGCAGCGCTGAGCGACGACAGCGAGAATGCGTCGTCGTTGAAAAGGGCGATATCCGCCATAAAGACTCTCCTGAATAGCTGTGACGCCGCCGTCGCGATCTGGACTGACGAGCGACGGCCACATGGTCGAAACGATGGCGCGGCTTAGCGCACGATCACGTAGTGGGCAGCGAGGTCACTGCGGGCCGCGGCATCGAGGCCCGTGAGGCGCGCTTCCGCAACCTCTGCGAGGCGAACAATGCCGACCGTGGGGCGCGGGTCCCCGGATGCGGGCAGCGGCGAGTACAGGATCGCCGTGACGATTTCCGAACCGTCTGCCGCGGTGTTGTTGTACGGCGCATATTCGCCGGTGCCGAGTGTGCCGAGCAGTTGCCCGGCGGGCAGCGCATCACCCTTCGCAACGACGATGCGCTCACGCGAAATCTGGCCTTCGCCTTCGGAGAGAAGAAACTCGCCGGTCAGCGTGCCCTGGGTCCTGATGGTCATACAGCAGCTCCTTTCTGCGCCTCAATAGCGCCGTTATCAAAGTGACTTTGCGACGCCCTGACGGGCGGCGTAGATGGACGATGCTTTCGGACCCACAGAGGATCGGCCAGCATCGTTCGGGGCCGGCTGCTGCCGGTTATTCACACGCGGCTGGGACTGCATGACACGGTCGAACAGTCGCGCGCGCACCTGATCGGGATTGAGCCCGTCGCCCACAAACTGCGCGGTCAACTCCGGCAGCTTCGCCGCAAGGCACAGCCCCGCGATGTCGGTTGCGTCCCGGATCGCCGCATCGATCGTTGCGCGATCCTTCAGCGCGGTGAGCGTCACGATGCTCTCCGCGCACATGGACAGGTTTGCTGCGCGGCAGGCGTTAAACACATGGGCGGCCAGCACGCCCGGCTCTTCCCGCACGACAACCGGGTCCGGATCCTGCGGCGCGGGCGCAGGCGGGTTTTCCGCCGGCGGAGGATTCGAGCCCGGCGCGACGGGTTCGGTGGGAGCCGGCGCCGGTGGATCGTTGGCTGGTGGGTCATTGACCGGCGGGTCTGCGGGCGGCGGCGCATGACCCTCTGCCTCGACCAGCGCCTGCACCGGCTCCGGCGGGTTCCTGAAACGGGCAAGCAGGCCGGCCGCATTCGTCGACGCAGCCAGTCGCACCGGCTCCTCGATCACATCGCAAAAGCCGAGCGACTGCGCTTCGAGCGCCGTGAGCCATGTCTCCGCATCCATCATCGCGGTCAGCTCCTCGTCGGTCTGGCCGCTCTTGCGCCGGTACGCCGCGAGAATTCCGTCGCGCGCCTTGTCCATCATGTCGGCGGTGCTGCGAAGATCCGCCGCCGATCCGAGCGCAATCGTCCACGGGTTGTGAATCATCAGCATCGCGTTTTCAGGCATCACGACCTGATCGCCCGCCATCACCACCAGTCCGGCGGCGGACGCCGCTACGCCATCGACGCGCGCGGTGACCTTGCCGGCGTACCTTCGCAGCGCGTTGTAGATGGCGAATGCGTCGAATACATCGCCGCCCGGCGAATTCACGGCGACGATCAGCTCTGTCGCGCTCGCTGCTGCGGCGTCGAGCTGCGCGATAAAGGTCTTCGCATCGGTGCCCCAGAATCCGATCTCGTCATAGATCCGGATCTCGGCGACGGCGGCGCCCTGCGCGTTCGTCATCGCCCTGATGTCCCACCACTTACGGTTTTTCATCTACGGTTCCTGCCTTTGAATGTGCGATATCCCCGGCGATGTCACGCGAGCGGGGATCGGTGTCGTAACGCAGGCCAAGCGCATCGGCCCGCGCGTTGTCGGCGGCGTTTTCGCCATCGACCTGTTCCGGGTCTTCGCCCTGCTTGAGGATCGAGGCCGAGCGGCTCGTCAGCCCCGAGCGGATCGCTAGCTTCTGCGCGTTCACGTCCTGCACCGGGTGGATGTACGGCCAGCCTTGCGGCACCCAGCGCACGCGCAGGTATTCACGCCGTGTGCGATGAAAATCCGGCATCGGCATGGCGCCCGACAGTGCGCACGCGTCAACCCACCACGCCCACGCGCGGCGGCAATACTGGTGAATGAAGATGTTCCACTGCAGCTGCTCGATCGAGCGCCGGAACTCATTCAGCAGCACCCGCAGCACGCGGTCGCCGACCTCGCGGAGATCGCCGGTGAGAATCTCGTACGGCATGCCCACCGACGCGGCGGCGGCCATCAGCTGCTGGCGCATGAACGGGCCGTAATCGGCTCCGGCGCCCGGTGGCGTTGCAAAGCGCATGTCTTCGCCTGGTGCCAGTTCCTGCACCGTTCCGGGTTCCAGTGACACAACCGGCGAGAAGCCGTCCGAGTCCAGAACCAGCCCCTCGCCCGTCACCGGATCACCCACGAGGCCCGGCTCCGCGTTCGGCTTGACGAGGAAACCCGCGAACAGGTTGCTGATCTCCTGCCGGAACAGCACGGCGTCGTCGAAGTTATCGAGCGAGTGCAAACGCAGCAGCACGGTCGACAGTTCCGGCACGCCGCGAACCTGCCCGGCGCGCAACGGCTGGAATACGTGTGCCACGTCGTCAGCCAGAACCGGCACGGTCACGAGACCCCCACCCGTCATCCGGTTGTACTCGCCCGGGTGACGACGCAGCAGGTGATAGGCGACACGGCGATCGTCGGCGTCGTACTCGACACCGTTGATGATCTCGCCGCCGTTCGGTCGCAGTTCGTTCTTTTCGACCGGCAGCAGATCGCCCTCGATCACCTGAAGCTGCAGCGGGACCGGCAGCCCGTCATCGGGGTGACGCATGCGCCGGCGCACCAGCACCTCGCCGTCGCCAAAGAACGCCCGCGCCGCGAGCGTCTGCTGCCCGTAAAAGTCGAGCAGACCGTCCGCATCGGACTCGCCGACCCAGTCGTCCCACAGCTGCTTCTGCTGTCGCCGGACAGCCGGATCAGGATGCTGCGGATGCGGCTGGATGCCGGTGCCGATCGTGTTCGACACCAGCCGCGCGATCGCCGTCTTCGCCCACGGGTCGTTGCGGATCGCGTCGCGCGCCCGGCTGCGAATGAGCGGCAGGTTCTGCACCGCCGCCGCATTCGGTCCGGCGCCTGAGGTCTGCCACGATCGGGCGCGTGCGCCAGCGGAGCTTGCGGCTTCATAGGCCGCCGCTTTCAGGCGTGTGGGCATCACGAAGCCGCGCTTCGCGAGTGACGGATAGGAAGGCTTCATCGCACCCCCTTGCCGCCGTGCCGAAGACGGAACACACGCGAGCGCGGATTCGCCCGATCAAGGGCGCGCACAATCTCGGTCTGCGCCTCGCGCAGTTCCGCAATCGACCGGTAACGGACCTTACGGTCGGCGTACTGCACTTCGAGTTCGCCCTTCGCGATCGCGGACTGGATGCGGGCGAGATCCGCCGCTGTATAGGCCATACCGTGCTCCTGTGATGTGCTGCTATCGGCGTTTCAGGTACGTTGACCGCGCGGTTCGCCGGCCCTGAATGCGCGAAACCCCGCTCGGTGGCGGGGTTTCAGGTGTGTTGCGTGGTGCGGGTGCGGGTGCGCGTGTGGGTGCGGCCGTCGCCACCGGCGGATCCGGTGGCGGTTCCATCTCCGCGACCGCCGGGAGGCCGGTGGCAACCGGCACCGTGTCGAAGAGCGAAACCTGCGACAGGCGCTGCTGCTCGATCATCCAGTGCGCCTCCGTCATCAGGTGGGTCTTGATGCTGCGCGCCGCGTGCAACGCGTACACCTCGCAGTCGAGCGCCTCGTTGCGTGCACCGGCCTTCTTCTGCCAGATGCGTTTGCTGCCGGTACGCCCCGGCACCTTCACTTCCGCGGTGAGCTGCGGCAGATAGTCGGCGCGCACACCCTTGTACCAGTGCATGCGGCCGGCACCGTCATCTTCGAGTTTGAGCCGGTTATCGAGAATCAGATCCTTGGCCTTGCTCACACCGACCATGTACGGGCGCAACCCGTACTTCGCCGCCTTGCTGTTGTTACGCACCGAGTCGACGGGCGCCTTCGGCACGCTGAATATTTCCGCATCGATCTGCTTCGCGCCCTTGATCGCCATGATGTTGATGCCGCGCTTCTGCGCGACGCGCACATAGCGATAGACCGCATCCGACGTCGAGCCGTCCGACGAGTCGATCGACGCGGCCTTCACGCGCAGCACCCAGCCGTTCGCATGCCGGTAGCCCTGCGTGAGCAGATCGGTCAGTGCGCCCCAGACGCCACCGACCATCGGATCGGTGCCCTGCTCGAGCACGTTGCCGTAGATTTCGTCCCACAGCACCAGCCAGCTTTCTTCGCCACGGCCCCACGCGCGCAGCACGATCGCGATCCGGTCGTGCTGCACGTCAATGCCGGCGGTGAGCACCAGTGCGCCGGCCGGCACGGTGAAGACGTCATAGTCGAGCGCACGCTCCGCGAGCAGATCGATCTCCGGAATGTCGCTCTCGTATCGGTACGGGCGGCCTTCGGTGTTATTCACGAACGAACGCATCTTCGTGTCGTCGCCCGCGCGCAGCGCTTTTTCCGCGACGAGCCGCTTCTTGACGAGCTCCGCGAGGCGCGAGCCGGGAAACGGCGACACGAGTTCATTGAGCCGGAAGCCGGCGACGCCGTGAAACGCCGCGGTCGCGACCCACCGGCCACGGCGCACGGCACGAAACCGGGCCGTGTCATCCCACAGACTGCCGCAGAACGGGCACGCGTAGCGCGCGGACTCGGGTGTTGCCAGGCCGAACACCTCATGCGGTTTCTCTGCATTCTCGGTCCACGTGACGTTGTCCCACGCCAGTTCGTGCTCTTCGCCGCAATCGGGACACGGCACCAGATACCGGCGCTGGTCCGACGACTCATAAGCCTGCGCGATCCGCGAAAAACCGTCGATCGTCGGCGTACCACCGAAGATCACCTTGCGGCGGCTGTCGGAATAGCTCTTGTTGCGCTCCTCGAGCAGCGTGATCGAGTCGCCCTGCTCCCGAACGTTCTGGTTCGCGTCGTCCGGTTCTTCCACGGCAACCACAGGCGCCGGCGTCGACTTCACATCATCCGCCGCATTCGACGTGATGAACTTGAGAAAGCCCCGGGCGAACGTCTTGTGATCCCACAGGTTGTTCTTGTCGCGGCCCGCATGCACTGGCAGTTTCGCGGACAGGCGCGGCGTCACCTCGACCATCGGCTCGAACTTCTCGAGGTTGAATTTCTTCGCCGACTTCTCCTTGGCGAACATGATGATCATCGGGCACGGATCGATGTCGATACGCCGCCCGACGTAGTTCAGCAGAACGCCATCAGTCCATGCCACCTGTGCGGACTTCATGCATACGACCTTCTGCACGCGCGGATCGTCGAGCGCGGCGTGCATGCCGTGCACCCACGGCGTGATGTCCGGGTTGTATTTACCCGGGCTCGCCGCTGCCTTCGCGCTCAAACGGCGATAGCGCCTCGCCCAGTCCGTCGTCCCGATCTTCTCGGCCGGCGTCAGCAGCTTCGCCAGCCGCCGGATCACTGCGCGGATGGTCTGGGTCGTATCCAGCCAGCTGCTCGAGGCATCCATTAATGTGTTCATTCAACAGTTCGACATCGACGTCGACCCCATAGAGGGTGCGCATCTCCTGCGCGATTTTGTCTGGCAGCGACAGCAGGTCCGACTGGAAGGCGCCGACCATCTGGCCGTAGGCGCGCTCAAGCTGCTCCGCGTTGACGAGCTGGCCCTTCTTCTCGGCGAGCGTGAGGATCTTGATCTCGCGCTCGACACGCTCGGTCATCGCCCGCTCGGTGGCGAGGTCGTATCCGCCGTCGCCGACGCGACCGGCCGCGATCCCGCGAAGATGCCGGATGTACTCGACGCGGATGTCGTCGATCGACGTCTGCCGGTAGTCGATGCCGAGCTTGTCGACGAGGCGCGACACTGCCGACTGGTCGAGATCCAGGTGGTCGGCGATCTGCTGTTGGGTTGGCATGAATATGACCCCCCCTGGGGAATCACCAGTAGAGAAAAAACGCGGGTGCGAGCCCCCGTGTCCAGAACGGCTATAGGGTCCCCGGCTGCGTCGCGGCCTTGCCGCATCTGGCTCAAAGCCTTGCTGGGCGGGCTATCCGGGCCGATGACTGCGCCTTTTGGAAGGTCCAATGCAAACAGCCCCGAGGCTTGCGCACTCAGGGCTTTGGGAATTCGTTTCGTTTTGTTCAGGCGAGCGGACCCGCCGTACCTAACGAGCTCCACTTATTGTTGTTGTGTCTCGAAAGGGCTGCACGACTAACGCGCGGTGCCAGCGAACTTCATTGGAAACGGAGTCTATGCGAATCATTTTGGATTCGCAAGTGGTTTTGCGCGCAGCTCACGACGCAGTTGCAGATCCGTCCACTCGTCGAGCGCCGCCAGCATGCGCAACGACGCCTCGAACCGCTCATGCCAGTGGGCCCGATACTGGCCGAGCGACACCTGCATTGCGTGCGCGCGCTGCGCCGGAATCTGCCAGCGCTTGCCGGTGCCACTGCACACGCGGCAGACCTGACGCGACACCGACTTCGCCCGGCTTACGATCCGGCCAATGCCGGCGCACGCCGGACATCCATCAAACTCTGTCCGCGTCATCAATTCGCAAATGGGCAAACCAGTCGTCGGCGCTTCATAACGCTGGCCTCGCTTCACCGGTTCGTCGCGCGCGACTCCATGCGGCCATGAGCAGAATGGCGTGACATGGCTACCGACCGCAACCCTGCCGGTCGCGCCGCATTTGCCGCAAGCAGCGGTGCAAGACTCAACACCTTCCTTGCCACCGACGTTGCCGCGCCCGCTGCACGCGCCGCACATGTCATCGAGCCACGCTTCGAGCACAGCCGCGGAGAATCGCTCGATCACATCGCCCATCGGAGATTGCGGCGTCGCGTGCGGGGCCTCGCGAATCTCGCGCTTGAACGCGATGTACTTTCCGCGCCGGAACCGCACGCTCGAACGCTCACGCTTCGCGAGAAGCAGCACCGCGCGATGCAACCCCGACCGGCGTTTGTCGTCACCGTATTTCATACGCAGCAGCAATGCGCCGAGTTCGTCGACCCTGGCGAGCGCGCCGATCTTCAACGCGACGTCGCCGACCGAGTCGGCCGTCTGCGAGCGCGGATTGATGGCTACACCGACCTGCTCTTTCAATTCGATTTCGTACATGGTTCCCCCGGTCCTCAGTCTTCGTACTGGCCGATGTGCTGCCGGCAATAGCCGCGCCGCGTTGAGCCAGCGCCAATGATGGTTGTGGCGGCATGCGTACAGCGGCAGCCGTTCTCCACGTGAGCACAGACCCGATCGTCAGCCGCGCTCACGGGCTGCGACGTCGCATTGGTGGCGGCCTTGGCCGTCAGCGAGTCGTTGCGACGACGGCGCAACTCCTCCCAGTTCTTTCGCAAACGCGCAGGCGACGTGATGACCTTGGCCCAGAACCTGTCACGGTCCGCCCACGCGAAGAGCCGCGCGATGTCCTGCATGCCACGACCATCTACTGCCTGCATAGCCTCGACTTCCCGCGCCCACTCGACGAGGTCGGGCGATGCAAAGTCATGCAGACGTGCCCGGATGCGCTCAAGCATCCAGCGCGCTAGCGAGATCGCTCCTTCATCCGGTTTTCCTCTCTGAACGCCCTTACCTTCGTTAACCGCTAAGGGTTGAGATAGAGAGGGTTTACTTGTATTTCTGTTTACTGGTTTATTAGTAGGAACGTGGTTCCGGTAACTTTGCGGATTGGCCGCCGGCAAGGGCTCGGCGCCGGGCACTTCGGAACCACGTTCATCCAGTTCCGCAGGGTTACCTGAACGTGGTTCCGGATTGCCTGCTTCCTGTGCAAGTTCGGAACCTGGTTCCGGATTGCCCAACATCGCAGCATCGTCCGCGAGATCGAAATCGATGGCGTCACGCTGACGGCGCGCGACGTCCGCCGGGATCGACAGCCGATAGTGCGCATGTGCCCAGCGACGCGCCGGCCTGCGCGACTTCCAGCGCGTCAGCCATCCATTGCGCTCCGCTACGTCGAGGTGATTGCTGACGCAACGCTCCGAGAGGCTCGCCTTCTCGGCGATCGTTTCGACAGACGGCCAGCAGGTGTCGTCCATCGCGTTGGTGTATTCGGCGATCACGAACAGCACCAGCTTGGTGGTCGACGGCAGTTCACTGCCCGTCATCGCACGGCGCCAGGTGAAGAAAGGGGACACGGTGGTCATAGATCAATATCCTGAGCCCGGGTCGGCAAAGTTTTCGAACCGGGTTATTGCGTTCTGGAATGCGAGTCGCACGGTGCCGATCGGCCCGTTGCGCTGCTTTGCGATGATGATTTCCGCAGTGCCGCGATCAGCGCTGTCGGGGTTGTAGACTTCGTCACGATAGATAAACAGGATGACGTCGGCGTCCTGTTCGATCGCGCCCGACTCGCGCAGATCGGACATGACAGGACGTTTGTTCGGGCGTTGCTCGAGGCCGCGGTTCAGCTGCGACAGCGCGACGACAGGCACGCGCAGTTCGGTCGCGATCTGCTTGAGCGAGCGCGATATCTCGCTCACCTCGGCCGCGCGCATGTCCGAATTGCCGCCATCGCCCGACATCAGTTGCAGGTAGTCGACGACGACAACGCCCAGGCGCCCGCACTCGCGGTGCAGTCGGCGCAGCCGGCCCTTGAGCGTTGAAGGCGTCAGCGAGGCGCCCTCGAGCACGTGGATCTGCGCGTCTGCCATCAATTGCACACCGTGCGTGATGCGCGGCCAGTCGTCGTCCTCGAGCGTGCCGGTGCGCAGGCGGTGCTGATTGACGCGGGCCGTCGATGCGAGCATGCGCATCGCGAGCTGCTCGGCGGGCATTTCCATCGATACGACTGCGACGGGCAGACCGAGCTGCATCGCCACGTATTCGCCGATGTTCATGGCGAAGGACGTTTTACCCATCGAGGGCCGGCCGCCCACGATGATGAGCTCGCCTTCGTGCATGCCATCGAGGCGGCTGTCGAGATCGACAAAGCCGGTCGGCGTGCCGGTCACGCCGCCCTTGTTTTCCCTGTGGAAAAGCTCGTCGATCCTTTCGATAACGCGTGTCAGCGCCGGCACCAGCGGCTTGAACTCGTCGTCCTTGCGGCGATCGGTGTCGGAGAGCCGCAGAAACGCGGACTGCGCGTGATCGACGATTTCCGATACTTCGCGGCCGGCGGTGTTGTGACACATATCGATCACCTGCATCGCCGCGCGACGACAGCCTCGCAGCATTGACCGGTTTCGAACGATCTCCGCATAACGCGCGACGTTCGCCGCACCCGGCGTCGACTGGACGATCTCATTGAGGTACTGCAGCGGCTGTTTGATCCGTGCGCCGGTCGCCTGCAGACGTTCAAACACCGTAATCGCGTCGGCCTGCTTCTGGCCGAGGATTAACTGTGTGATCGCCCGGAAAATCAGCCGGTGATCGGATACCGTGAAATCGTCTTCAGCCAGCAGCTGGCCGATCCGATCGTACGCGCTGTTGTCGAGCATGAGCGCGCCCAGCACAGCCTGCTCGGACTCAGTCGATGCGATAGGCGCGTGCGCTTCCACTGGGTCATTTGCACCCATGTATTTCCCCGGTAAGCGAAACGCGACTTACTGTCGATTCATGCTGGCCGCAGCACGTGCGGTCGTGATCGTCTGCTCGATCTGGCGCTGACCGTCGCGCCCGATCCGTTCGATCGCCTCAACTTCGCGCGGGTCGATGACGCCATCGGACGCCGCGCGCCGAACCTCCTCCGCGAGGCGGCCGGTTTTGTCGCTAACGCCGAGCGCAGCGGTAACGAGCGCGGTAATGCCCTCCTCGGGATCAGGCCGCTGATTCAGTGCGGCCACCAGTCCGAATCGTGCGTTGAACGCGTGCACGGCGTCGAGCGCATGCGGCTGGTTTTTCTCGAGCATCCATTCGACGAGGAGCTCGAACATTTCACCCGAGATCCGGGCGCCCTCCACTTCGCGCAGTTTCAGACGAAGCGATTCGCCAGTAATGCGGATGCCGCGACGGTCGGTGAGAAAGCGCGCGGCATCCTCAACCTTGCCCGGCGTTTTCAGCACTGAGGTGTAGAGCACATCGGTCCATGTTGTATCGCTGTATCGGCAGGTCACGCTAACCCCTTGTGGATAACTGTTTTTCATGCTGTTTACGCACGACTCGTTTTCATACGATTCATCCGTCAACAACGAGACGAGAAATCAAAATGAGCAAAAAAGCGAGCGCCCGTGATCATGCGAAAATGGCAAGCTTCCACACCGACCGACCACGCAATCGTGGCACTCGTGAACGAACAGATGCCGGGGTGATTCACCCGATTGCCGCCTGTAGGGCGGCGATTGACGCGACCGTGCAGGAGGTAATCGCGCTGCCGCCTTGCTCGGCACATGCACAAGAGACCATCTCGAACGAGCCGCCCATCTTCACGACCCGATCGAGGAGGACCGCTGCCCGTTTTTTCATTGTTCGTTCCTTCGACGTCGAGGCGCGCAATGCGTAGAACTGTCGTCAATCGCGGAGCGAGCAGCCACTCTTCCCGGTGCAGAACGAAACGGGCGATTAGCCAAGGCTTGCAGCAGCGTCGTGCTGAATGCGCTTTTCGAAAGTTCATGGCAGCGGTGTTGGATCCGCGTCGCCCTCGGCCTTGCGAACTTCCGCCGGATTGAGCGCACGAAACGCGACCATCCAGGATTCAGGGATGTGATTGCTGCTTGCCCATTGCGAGATGCGGCCTTTACTTAGCCCAGTTATGTCCATCACCCGGCGTCGGCCGCCCATTGCCTCAATCACTTTGGTCGCGTTCATGGGCAGCAGTATAGAACGCTAAACTAAACCGTGACAAGCTTTCTAAACCGAATATGGTTTAGATTCTTAAACTATGACGCTCAGTGAACGTATCCAAACTATCCTTGACGAATCCGGCGTAGACAGCGTCACGCTCGGCCATCATGCAGGTGTCTCAAAGGGCACCGTAAGCCAGTGGCTATCCGGTCAAATCAAGTCCATCAAGCTCGAGTACGCTGTCGGCATCCAAAACGCGCTCGGCTATAACCCGGTATGGATCGTCATGGGCAAAGGAAACAAGAAAACTCCGGGGATTGAGCACAATGAGATTGAATGGAACCCGTTACCGGTTGCCCCTAGTCGCGCCATTCCGGTACTAGGCATGGCACAGCTCGGAGATAACGGATACTGGGCCGACATCGAATATCCCGTCGGACAAGGCGACGGTTTTGTTGACTTCCCGTCGTCGGATCCAGATGCATACGCGCTGAAGTGCACCGGAGACTCGATGCGGCCGCGCATTAAAGACGGCGAATACGTGATCATCGAGCCGAACAGGATTGTCGAACCTGGCGATGAGGTTCTTGTGAAAGCAACCGATGGTCGGGTGATGATCAAGGAATTGGCCTACTCGCGGGCAGGTCGCGTACACCTGCTCTCGACAAACGAAGCACATGCCACGATCGCCATTCCGAAAGAGAACATTAGCAAGATGCATTACGTCGGGGCGATTGTGAAAAAATCGTCGTGGAGACCTGGATAAGGCTCCCCGCGTACCCGAAGCCCGCGCTAAGCGGGTTTTTTTTCGTGCAGCGTACTGAACAGTTTAGATTACTTGACTGACTGAGGTTTAGCGTTCTATACTTCATCACGTTTTCCATTGGAGGAACGTGATGAACAGCTACCGCTGCTACTACCTGATGAAAGGCGAAGAGCCGAGCCCGCTCTCTTCCTTTATCCAGATCCAGGCCCCTGACGCCGTCAGCGCGGCTCGACAGGCAATGCACGTCACTGGCTGCGTCGCCGTGACTGACGTCGTTCGTGTGCCGGGCTGAGCTATGACGCGCGCACGCTCGAACAATCAGCAGAAGACCTTGCCGATTTGGGCGATCTGGATCATCGCTGCGCTCGCCAGTTTCGCTCTGGCCGCCGTCAATTCGGAAGGTGACGTCGCCTCGACGGCGCGTTTCGTATCGGCGCACCGTACCTGAGGCGAGCGATGGATAAGAGTTCGCTGCCCCGTCACCTGCTGCGCGTCGAATGGCAACTGCTGCATATGGTCGGCAGCTTCGACTCCGCCATCCAGAAGCCCGAGGTACGCCGCACGCTCGAGTCCTCTGCACGCGCCCGCGAACTGCGGGAGGAAAAACGCGCACGTGAACGCGGTGACGTGAAGCGTCGCGCAAGTGGCGACTACGACGACTGACATGACTCGATATCACGTCCGTTGTCGCCACTGCGCGACTCGCCGCTGTCTGCGCAAACACCCCGACCAGTTCGCCCGTTTGCCGCGCTGCTCCGTTTGTGGCCGGCGCACCTACCGGCTCGACCGCTGGATGAACCGGCGCGATACGACGAAGACGCGGTGCGATTGCGAAGGCTACTGGTTTCCGCATCGCCGGGGCTCTCTTTTCTGCTGGTATCGCAGCGATGGCACCGGCCGCTTCCCCGGCGACACAGACTTCGCCGATCGCAACTACGACGGCCTCGCGGCCTGATGACCAACCATGCCAAACATATCGCAACTCGCCGGCATGCTGCCGCGCGATCCAAGGTTTCGCGAGTGGCTGTCGTCCGCATCACAGGTCGAACAGCTAACGGCCGAAGAAGCGGCAGAAATCATCCGCACCGTTTGCGGAATCGACAGTCGCCGGGCGCTAGCGACCGACAAGGCTGCGGCAGAACGCTTCCACAACCTTTTGCGCCGCCCGTTCGTCGAGTGGCGCTCACAGCAGCACTGACTCTTAACCTCTCCGGAGATAGGCAAATGTCCCTATTTGCATCGCTGTATCCGCTTGCCCAGAAAACGACGCTCACCCTGCTGATTACGGCCGAAGGCGACAAGTTGCGCGTGAACGTCACGCCGCGCGCCAAGGATGACGTCAAAGGCGAAAAGACGCTCTATCCACTGTCGATTCTCGCCACTCCCGACGACCTCGATCGCGATTTCGCCGAGGCCGTCGCGATCTACGAACCGAGCACGCAATCGGTACTCGACCAGGCACGCGCAGCGAGCGTGGCCAACGGCGCCACGAAATCGACGCCCGAACTGCCGGCACCTACTGCGACCAGGGGCAAGCCGGGTCGCAAGGCGCGCAGCGAGTCGAACGGGAACGCCGACGCCGGAAAACCGCCTGCAACGAATGGCGCTAACGCCGAGGAGTTGCCACCGGTCGATCCGCGTCAGACCTCAATTCCCGGCATCGAGAGTGACGCATGCAGTGCAACGCCGCACCAGCCCACGACCGACGGCGAGGCCACGGCTGCGGCCGAACCCACAAGCGTCGCGGCCGGCGCTGACGCGGTCGACCTTTTCTGAGGAGCGAGCAAATGCAAACCGAAGCACTCGCACGGGAATTTCGCTACAACGGCGCCAGGCTGACCGATCCTTCGCCCGCGTTCACGCTCGCGCAGGTTCGCGACTTTTACGCGAACACCTATCCCGAAATCGTCAATGCCGAGATCGAAGGCCCCGACGTCATCGGCAACAGGAACGTGTTCACCTTCCGACGCGCCGTTGGGACGAAAGGCGCGTCGGACGAGCAGCTGGACGTGCGCTCGAAAATCGGCGTGCTGCTGGATTCGAGCAGGAATCTCCCGCTGGCGATCCGCACATACCTGCAGGAACTCGACCGCTTCGCGAGCGCGCATGTATGTCCACTTCTCGATGAAGAAATCGTATTCGTCGGCGCGCTGTTCGCCCGGTACGCAGGGTAACCGCCATGACGCTTGAACAGTTGCGCCTCGAATTGCAGCGCGGCACGCTCTGCGGACCGGATATTCCGGCCATTGCGAGCGACGCGCTCGGCGGCCAGCTTGTCCGGAACCTGCGCGAGATCGTGACCGGCCGCAGCGCCGGCCCGCGACTACAGGTGCCACACGAACAGATGCCGGTGCTGCCATGAGTTTCTCAGCTCTCGCCTTGCCGTCGCTCGACGGCATCCCGTCCCGGTATACGGTGCAGAGCGGTGACGCGTTCACGCGCCCCTTCGCGCTCGCGCTGCTCGACAACGGCGTCATCACCGAAGCGGACCTCGCGCGCCGACCATCGTCGCAAATCGCGCTTTGCTCGAAAGCATTGACACGGAACTGGCGCGAAATCACTGGGCAACTGACCCGCTTCGACTGGAATCTTCGCATCGAACAGGACCAGCACCGCGCCCTCGACGGGTTTTATTGGCAAAGCTCGCGCGAGACCGATCCAGATGCCGTTTGGGCACTGATCGGCACGCAGCAAGGTCCGTTCAGTTGCACGCAGGTATGTGTGGGCCCCGCGATCGAATATCTCGAAAGTCTGCGCCGGGGACTTGGTCAAACCGTGCTAGCTGCGCTGTACGACGTGCTCGATCTGCTCCCGCTCGTGTGCACAACGCGTGTGGCCATCGGCATCGCCGAGTACACCTACTGGCAGGGCTATGACAACGAAGAGGATGCGATCGACGAAGCGATGGCGGTATATGGCGCCCAGTCGAAAGAAGAGCTTCTCGCAAACAACGAGTTTGTCACAGCCAGGCAGATCTATGGCCGGATGCCGCGATGGGTTCGCCAGCCCAAACGCGCGCTATCGCGCGCACAGGTCGAGCGGGCCACAAAACCCGACGCATTTGCGCAGGCCGTCGTCAAGGCCCTCGACGAGTTGTGGCAGGTGCTGCTGTGGTGCGGCCCGTTTGCCGACCTTTCCTCGCCCGACGCCGGCGCCGAGCTCGTCGACTTCTCGTTGATAGTCCGCTGGTCGGACGACGATTCGATCGGCCGGATCATCGATGACTACGGCCACTATGCCGCCGAAGGCGACCACATCCCTGCGGCGTCCGTTACCGGCTTGCGTCTTTCTGACCGCTCGATTTCCACTTGGCTGCAGCAGATGCGGGCGACAGCGATGCTGGCGCGCGCGGCGGAACGCGTGCTCGATCTGCTCGGCTCACTGGAATTCGAACAGCAACGGACTCTTGTACGGGTATTCGCATGAACGATGTCGCTATTCATCACCGCGGAAACGTTGACCTCGAACTCGACGCCGCACTGCTCTTTTACCGTTCGGCGAGCGGAGAGGTCTATGCGACGCAGCATGCAGCACGCGTCGTGAACGATCGGCCTGTGCTACTGCCGGGCGTGCCGATGACGCTCGAAAGTCTTGCGGATTTTGCGGAGCTGGCAGCGAAGCGCACCACGTACCGCGGTTTCGTTCATGAGCGCGTTGTCTATTTCGCACCGAATCTGCTCGCGTGGTGGGTGCCGGCCTGCAAACGTCGCGTCTGGTTTGACGCTGACGGCAAGCTCGGCACCCGGTCAGGCGAATGCAACCACCCGCCACTGCTGTTCATCGTGAACAAGCGTAGCTGGTCTGTATTCGCGCTATGCAAAGACGAGCGCCCGGACGCAGCTACGAAGCTGTATCGGGCGCCCTATTTCAACGTGTGGGAAAGCGGACAGATCTGCACGGGCAATGTCGACACGCCCGATGCAATCAACAGCGATAGCATCAAGCCTTACGAAGATGCGTTCTTTCGCAGCCGGTTCACCCATGCGAACACCGACAGGCTGATTCGCAGACGCGGCGGTGCCGTGCGCCTGTGGCTGGACCTCCTCGACGGCGCCGAATTTCCTCTCCACCAGCTGGTTGACACGACACGCACGCTCGCGGATGTCGTCAACACCCTTACCGAAAAGGATTGAACCATGGAAAAGTTGCTCACCGCGTTCCAGAGCGCCACGCAGGAAGGTCTGAAAAACATCGCCGGCGCCCTCGAGCAATTCTCGCAAGGCGTTGCGGAAGAACTGGCCCACGCGAGGCCGCGCGCGATCGCCGCGGACGGGAACGATGAAAACCTGCCACTCGATGTCGCACTGTTCGACAGCGCGCCGACAGTTGCCGTGCCAAAGCATGCGAAGTTTGCCCCGCTGACGGACGTCGGTCACCGCTTTCTCATGACCGCGCAAGGCGTATTCATTGAAGTGCGCCGCCCCTGGTTGCACGTCATACAGCAACTTGCGAAACACAACGATGTGGGCCCGCGCCCGCCCTACGGCAATATCGAACCGAAGATCGAACTCGCGTTCGGCCGTCTCGGCGCCGCGTTGCCGTTCCTGCAGGCGTTCGCCGAGGAGGCGCGCGCGTCCCTGCCGAATGAACATGCCGCCTGGATTGTGTGGGACCAGCAGAAGCAGCAACTCGCATACAAGGCGCTGCACGTCTCGAACGCGACGCCCGGGTCGATCACCTTCGACCGGCCGCTGCTCGAGGCGCACGAGAGCCTCGCGATCGATATCCACAGTCACGGCGACGGTGCGGCGTACTTTAGCGCACAGGATGACGCCGACGATGCCGGCGAAGTGAAGATTTCGGGCGTCCTCGGCGGCCTCGGCGAAGGCGGAACCCCAAGCGTTGCATTCCGTCTCTGCGTGCTCGGCATGTTCGTGCCGCTGAAGGTTCCGGCCGACGCCATTTTCAAGGTCCCGGAGCCGGCGTGAACGAACTGGACATTGCTCAATACGCGGCACGCGCCGCGAACTGGGAATCACGCCGCTACTTCGTGCGCGAGCTCGAGGTCGTGCACGTGCGGCCTCGCCACGTCGCCAACGCACCGTGGAGACTGTTCGCTCCGCTGCAGAGCGACTCGGATGCGGCAGAACTGGCAGCCGCGGCACGCATCGACGTCAGCCATCACGACGCGTATGTCGCCGCAATAGCGGGCGGTGGCTCGATGCGGATCTTCACGCATGACGACATCGACGCCGACAGGCTGCCCGACTGGGACTGCGCTGAGCGACGTCGCGCGATGCGCCGCGCGATTTCCGAATGCGCCGCGTTCATCGGTCGCGATCTCGGTCCCCTGTGGTGGAGAAAAGCATGACACACATTACCCCCGCCCACTTTCTCGATCGCCGCGTGAATGTCGCACTGATCGGCTGCGGCGGCAACGGCTCCCAGATGCTCACTGGCCTCGCGAGATTGAATCATGCGCTCACCGCACTCGGGCATCCGGGCTTGCACGTGACCGCGTTCGACGGCGACACAGTTAGCGAGGCAAACATCGGCCGGCAGATGTTCAGCCCGGCCGATGTCGGGCAGCACAAGAGCATCGTGCTCGTTCATCGGCTGAACGCGTTCTTTGGCCTCGACTGGCATGCGCGACCGAAACACGCCGGCGCCGACGAACTCGTGCATGTTGGGCCCGGCATCGCGATCGTGTGCGTCGACAGCGCAGCTTCGCGCGCCAAGCTGGCAAAGACGTTGAAGAGCACCGCGACATACGTGATGGATCTCGGCAATCGCGCGAGCGACGGTCAGGTGATCTTCGGTTCGAGCCGATCGGCCCAATGCGAAGGCAGTGCATCGCTGCGTTGGCCGTACGACGTGCTGCCGGAATTGATCGATACGACGGTACCGGAAGATGACACGCCGAGTTGCGGACTCGCCGAGGCGCTCGAGCGGCAGGAGCTTTTCATCAATCAGGCGATCGTGACGCCGGCGCTCGGGATCTTGTGGGAGTTTTTCCGGCATGGGCGGCTCAGCTGGTGCGGCGCGTTCGTCAATCTGAAAACCGGGCACGTGAGACCGCTGCCTGTTGATAAATCATGACCAACTATACGGCGTCGCGAAAAGCGGCTGCTACTCTTTGATTCGTGCCACAAGGGGCAAACTATGGATATGAGCGAACTTCAAGAACTGCTGCCGGCGCTAACGCGCCTCGTCGAGACCTTGGAAAAACCGCGCAAGCTCGAGGAAACGCTTTGGAGCAGCGAACAGATCGGCAAATGGCTGGGCCTGTCGAAGCAGACCGTCGAGTTACGCGTTGTGACCCGACCGGGATTCCCGGCGGCGCTGCGCCCCGTCGACAGCAAGCAGGCGCAGAGGCGCTGGTTCGCGAACGACGTGCTTGAGTGGGCGCGCATGAATAAAGGCGTGCTGCCCGCGCCGCGGCCCGGCCGTCGACGCAAAAATGCCTAA